TTGCACTTTTAGAATATAATTAATTGAAAATTTGGAAGATAAGTAGGATTTTGGTTAGCACAAAGCTTGCTCAAAGCATACATTTGCCTTGCACATTCAGAATGTGTTTTGCACTCTTGGAGTAAGGACGTTCGGCTTGCTTTCTTAAAGTATGCACATTTGATTTCGGTTTTGCACTCTTGAGGAGTCTGAAGTGCAAGTTTGCACAATAGTCTTGGAAAGTTAAAAAATGTATAGAAACTTAGATAAACGAACGTAAGAATTGGTTATGTTTATTTTTATTCTTAAATTTGCAGTGGTAACAATACTGACATTCGTTTAAACCAACAATATGTTTGATGAAATTTGCTCAATATACGAGTCGTCCACCGACAACAAGGGTAAGTTTGTTGACCGTGAGACGGGCGAGTGCATACAGCAGATGACTATCCGTGAGTTTTGTCTGACGGACAGATGGAAGCCGTATGTGCAGCGGCTGCGTGCCATGCGTCAGGAATTAGGCAGCAAGGCGAAGAAGATGCCGGAATACATCGAGACGAAGAAGATGTTGCCCGGTGCTACCCTTAGTGGACTGTTTGAACTCTGGGAGGATGACTGCATTGACAAGAACGGACGTACCTATCGTGATGTAGTCAGCCGTCGCGAAACACATCTGAAGCAGCACACAGGCTGGCTTGCCATCGACATTGACTTGGACGACAATCAGCAGATTACCTGCTTTGACAATATCCGAAAGGTTTGCCGTTTTCGTCCTGAGGTGGCATTGCTCATGCGTTCCTGTTCAGGTACTGGCTATTTCGGCTTGGTGCGTTTGGCTTACCCTGAACAGCATAAGGCTCAGTTTAAGGCTCTGAGGCAGGAATATGCAGCGTTAGGCATCACGCTCGACAAGGCATGCAGCAACATCGGACGTGTGCGCTTCGCCTCATGGGACGACCCTGAGCATATATATATAAACGAAAAAGCCATTCCATATAAAGGTCTGGATGCGGGAGAGACACAAATCTTGCTGACAGACACATCACACCGGCATCAGCCGGGCAGGTACAGCAAGGGGCCTGACAATTGTGACATTATCTATCTGAAGGCTTCACGACTGGTCAGCAAGATAGAGGCGTGTGGCGTTGACATTATGGGATGTTATGATGAATGGGTAAGATGCGGAATGGCATTGCACGATGTGTCGGCTTTGTATGGATATGATATGTGGAAGAGGGTTTCACGTTTTCGTCCCGCCAAAGCGTCACACAGACATAAAGACAGCGACTTTAGTAGCCGTTGGGCAGGTTTTGCCAACAGTCGAGTGAGAGCAGAGACGTTCTTCTGGATGTGTAAGCAAAGTAATATAGAGCTGACGGATGATGATCTCAGAGAGATTTATCAGACACAGTAAACAGAAAGGAATTTTGCCTTAAAACACCTTCTATGCGAGTCCTATGCGAGTCCTATTCGTGTTTTATTCGTGTTCTATGATTCTTCATTTTATATTTACTTCTTTTTCATTGATTATTTTAAGTGAAAAATTTCAATAAAACGATATATGAAACTAATAACAATTACCGGTCCGAGTGGTGCAGGAAAGGACACTGTGGCTCGGATGCTGTCCGACTTGGGCGGCTATAAAGTGTTGTGTTCTTATACCACTCGCCCGAAGCGTGAAGGCGAGATTGAAGGCGTGGAACATCATTTTGTAGAGAAGTGTGATGTGCCGCACGATAAGATGCTTGCATATACACAATATGGTGGTTATGAGTATTGGACCACCGTAGAGCAGGTGGGCGACAAGGCTATTTACGTCATTGACGAAGACGGTCTGAAGTCGCTTTGCAAGAAGTTTCCTGATATAGAGTTGTTCAAGATTTGCGTTTCGGCACATGAACGTACACGTCTTCGCCGAGGCGTTACTCCTGAACGCATGGCACGCGACAAGCAGCGCAAGCTCCTGCCTTTGTTGTTCTACGATGCAGTAATCTTCAACAACGACTCACCCAGTAAGCTGTTTGATAAAGTATTGCAGTTGAGTTATATGATTGAATAAAGATTGTGGCAATGAAAATGCACTATCTTTTAAACAATAAACTAAAATTCATAAGTAATGAAATTTACCGAACCACGAGCAGAATGGTGGCCGCAGACCACTCTTGCGCAACATATAGCAAGGGTGGGCAGAATATGCTATAAGGCTAAGGGCAAGCAGCCAGAAGAAGGAATGACCGAAGATGAAGTGGAAGCGTTCATTCAGAAGCGCGACGAGGAACGCTGCAAGGGCTTTTGGGAAAGCGGACATTGCTCGATGTATCGCCACGGCACCGTCTACTTCTTCATGCCTAACGAAAAGGGACTTCCTAACTACATCTGGGCGTATCTGAATGCTTCGCCCTATATCGACTATGCCACAAAGAACCATAAGGTATGGATCAGCACTAACATGCAGTTCATGCTTGAGAACAAGAATCTTATGGACGCGCTTAGTCCGTATGGTGTCAGCGAAGACGAGTTTATTGAGAAGGCTCAGAAGTACGAGTGTGAGGAGGCATTCTCCATTATCCGCATGACGCTGGTAGTAACCACGCAGATAAGCACATCGCGCGAGCTTAACCGCACATCGCCTAACAGCATAGCCGAGCAGAGCACACGCTATTGCAATTTAGAGAAGAAGGGTGGCGTGCAGATAGCACGTCCGCATTGGTATGATGAATGCACACGATGGCAGCGCATGGTGTATGGCTTTGTATGCCGAGTATGCGAGTGGGGCTACAACCGACTGCTGAAGGCGGGATTGAAGCCGCAGGATGCACGAGGTGTTCTGCCTCTTGACACCTATACCGTTGTGGCATATACATACACTATTGCCGACTGGAAGCATATTCTTGACTTGCGCTATCATGGCAAGACCGGCACACCGCATCCCAATGCAAAGATTGTTGGCGAGAAGATACGCAACATCATCCTTGAGCGTATGCGCCAATACTTTGCGGTGTTTGACATTTAACTATTGATTAACAATGAAGATACTATTTAAGAAACTTGACGAAAAGGCGCAAATACCAGTAAAGGCAGTTGGACATGAAGCCGACTTTTGTTACGACTGCGTTGCTGTAAGCGAAACTGAGGTTGCTCCAAATGTATGGAAATACGGGTTGGGCTTTGCTTTACAGCCTACAAATGATTTTGATGGCTACAATATACGTAGCTTCAATATTCGTTCTCGGTCTTCGGTGTGGAAGACAGGTATGGTGCTCTCCAATTCTCAAGGTACGATTGACGAGATTTACACGGGAGAAATCTTTGTGGTATTCTATCATGTCATGCCCAACATGCCCCGCTATAAAGTTGGCGACAAAGTTTGCCAGCTTTGCTTGGAACGTACCGAGTCGTTAGAGTTTGTTGAAGTGACTGATCTGCGCAAAACATCACGCGGAGAACACGGATATGGCTCTACCGGAAAATAACAAATAATCGACCTTATGATAAATAGCATAAATTATGGCTAAATCAAATCCTATCAAAGCGAGAGAAGAACTGGTGCGCAGTCAGCCCACCATCTACTCTTTCAACTTCCGTGATGTGCCTTCGAGCAAGTATGCTGAGACACTGGACGTGCTTTTTCATAATCCGAATTATAGCGAAGCCGTTGAGAAGCGTAATCGTCTTGTGAAGTCGGCTGAGCGTTTGCGTCCGGGTTCAAGCGAAATGCTGAACCTTATGCGTACCATCCAGCAACATGACCGCAAGTTGGCGGACACCATGTATGCCTCCATCGTGCAGACAAATCTACATTCAGAGGTTAGCTATGATTTTCTTTCGTTCGGCACCCTACTGAAGTACTACGTTGATTACAAGAAGGACGGTATGCGTGAGCGTGTTGACCGCATGGCAGCTAATCTTGATAAGGTTACGTTCCTCGCCGATATGCTTGAGAGTATTGTTACCGACGTGAAAGCTGATATGCGGGAGGTGTTTGATGGCAGCATTGAGTTTAATCAGTTTGATGCGGTACTGCAGGTTCTTACTCAATTAAGAGGATTCTTTAAGTCTGCCCGACGTGGCGATGCTGATTCGCCCGAAGCTCAGCTCTACTTCGACTACTCCGACTCCATCAATGATTATCTTGAGAAAAGACTGAAGACATATACCGACAAGTATCGCAAACTGCATCCGGCTGCGCAAGTCTACACTGAAGCCGACCTCATAGAAGGCCTGAATCAGTTCTTTGGTCGTAGCGAGAAGTTCGACATGAGCGTTATCGCTCATACCGAGTCGGGAGGTTGCTATATCGACCTTGCGCAGCTCTGCCTTCGTCTTAGTCGAAACGACATTGAGAGGATAGAAAAAGTGACTGGCAAAATGCAGTCTAACAGCATGACCGATGCTGCATTGCGCTACAGCTTCAATGCCACTGATTTAATTATGAGCCATTTCAAACGGCCCAAACCAAAATAATAACCGTTATGCCTAATATTTACCTTCGCCTACCTACGAGTCGCTGCCAGTTTTTCCGCAATCGCGACCCCAAGCACGTGCTTGCCAAGGACGAGCCGTTGGTGTTTAGTCCGTATATGCCTCACCACTTCGTATTGCGCAAGTATATAACCAACATTCCTGCCGTTGCACAAAAGGTGAACCCGCAATGCTTCTCACATCAACAATGGCGTAACATGATGCAAGGCAAACACCCCAACGGTGGAGAGATTGTCACAAAGCGTGATTCGCATGAATATTTGTCTTTTGACGAGGTGCAACGGTTTAATGGAATACAGGAATATTCTAAAAGTGACAAAGAAGACTATTTGTGTATAAAGCTACCTTCGGAGGTAGAGGTGATAGACGTGGTTCGTCAGGTCACGCCGGCATGGAATCTGAGTACGCGCGGCATCCGTCAGTTGCTTATCATGCTGAACGACGATTTTAAGCGTAGTGTCGTAGAATGGGCTTTAGCCACATTCGACTATTGCATATCCAACAAGCGTATAATTTGCCGTCGTCAAACAGCCATGCTTGAGCGTTTCTTGATGCGCTATGGCATAGACCAGAACGAGAACGAAAAAGACACCCTGCGTCGCATCATCAATCGTTGGCTGACTTCGGATCATAGCAATTTCAAAGCTTATTCATGTGCTGATATGCAGTATATAGATGACAGCGAGAAGGTTTATTTCGTAGACGACATATTGTTTGACGATTAGAATAACGTAAACAAGAGTTAAATTAAAATTTAAAACAAGTTAAAAAACAGCCGTTTTAGGTGTACAAAAATGCAACTACCCGATAAATGCAAAGAATTGTTCCTCGAAGGCATTACCGATGTGATGTTTTATCCAAGGGAAGAGTGTGTTATCCCTGTGCCGTTCAGTATGGCACGAGTGTTATATATTAATAATTGTAGTCTGCCTGCCGAGCCAACTTTGCGCTTGGCTACGAGTGGCGAAAACTACGTTATTGTAGAGAATCTTAAAGTGAAGATGACGTTCGCCAAACAGGGCAATGGCACTATATATACCTATGATATTAGTGCTAATGTGGCAAATGGAGGCGAAAATGTGGCTGAAGCGTACCGAAATATGCGTGATAAGGAGTATCTTGTGGTATTGCGCAAGATGGACGGTTCGTTGCTGTTGTGCTATACCTTACCCCATACATTCGGTATTGGTGGCACCACGGACCACAGCCAGACTGATTTGTCGCGAACCGTCACAGCCACCACTCAAGCCCTATCGGAGCCGATACCCATCACGCTTCGGGAGTAAAGCTATGCAACCATTTTTCTGATACATTATATTATACTGTTTAGAGCCGCTATTCGTGAGAATGGCGGCTTTTTTTGTCCTAATGTTAAAAACCACGGTCTTTAATTTTGCACATGGATAACACAGCGGGGTGGAGCAGCTGGCAGCTCACTTGGCTCATAACCAAGAGGTCAAGGGTTCGAGTCCCTTCTCCGCAACATAGTCAGTCGGCAAAAAGATTGATTTTTCAGGATAACAACACAAAACACAGATTTTACTAATGATAACAACACTTCTTGAAGTTTCCGCTACAAGAGAATGGATGATGCACCCGCCTATACTCAATGCCATCCGCATGGCCATGCAGGAGAACATCGCAGGACGTGTCGTCCTCTCAGCAGAGCAGGTAGCAAAGCACCAGGCTTATGCTATCGGCAAGACCGCCGACGGCGAGAGGTCTCGTTTTTCTATGTCGGCAAGTGATGATGATGCAGACGCAGGATGTGATCCAAGCGAAAAGAGGGTTTCTGACTTCGTAGCCGTAATTCCGGTATGCGGACCTATCACACGCAATGGCGACGCTTGCTCTTACGGATCTATCGACTTCCGCAACATGATGATGCAGACCTCCGACTATGAGGAGTGTAAGGGCATCATCGTTTACATCAACTCCGGTGGTGGTTCGGCAGCAGCAATTCCCGACTATAAGTACGCCATCGACTATGCCCACTCAAAGGGCAAGAAAGTGATTGCCTTTGTGGATGGCGTTTGCTATTCGGCTGCTATGTATCTGGCTGTGCTTTGTGACGAGATTTACTACATGAACGTGAAGGACGGTTTCGGTTCTATCGGCGTGATGGGAGGCTTCTACACTATGTTGTCTGGCGAGAAGAACGCCTATACAAACGAGACTTGGAATGAGATTTACGCCACACAGAGCTACGAGAAGAACAAATGGTATCGTGATGCCGCCAAGGGAGATTACGAGGAATTGCAGAAAGACCTTGACGAGACTTGCGAGGAGTTTATGACCGACGTAAAGGCCCACCGTCCGAATGTCACCGACGAGCATCTGCATGGAGCTACCTTCGAGGCAAAGGAAGTTGAAGGCATACTCAATGACGGACAGTCTACTCTTGACGAGCTTGTAAACCGTTTTCTTGCGGACGATGATTCAAAGCCAAAGGACGACACTTTTGCAACCAACACAAACACAAATATAAACATGGAGAATTACCCATTGATTTGCTCTGCTTGCGGACTGCAGGCTGGCGAGATTGCCGTTACGGAAGAGGGCGCGTATATGAACGCCTCGCTTCTTGACAACCTTGAAGCCCACATGAAGGAAGCTGAGCAGAAGGTGACTGATGCCGAGCAGAAAGCCACCACAGCGGAGAACGCTCTCGCGGAATTGCAGGGCAAGTTCGATGAACTCTCCGCTCAAGTAAACGCAGCTAACGAAGCAAAAGCAGTCGCGGAGACCGCACTCGCCGAAGCTAAGGAGGCTCACAGTAAAGAACTGAGCGACCTTAACGCACAGCACACCGAGGCTCTTGCCAAGAAGGACGACGAGCTGAAAGCTCTCACCGAGGCAAAGGACAAAGAGATTGCCGACCTCACAGCCGCTAAGACTGAGACCGAGACAAACCTTCAGACCGCAAAGGACGCACTCGCCACAGCCGAGCAGTCGCTTGCCGACAAACAGGCTCAGATTGACGAGCTGACGCACGATGCTGGCGCAGAGCAGAACGCTGGTAATGCTCCTGAGAACAATGGCGAGGGAGTGAAGACCCGGCAGTTGCGCACATTCGACCCCAGTCAGTACAAGACTAACGTCGAACGCAGAGAAGCCTTTGAACGCTTCAAGCGTGGTGAGGAATAGTATTTCCCTACCTCAGCTCTCAACCAACACAAAAACAGACAACACAACAACAACACAAAAACACAAACAATTATGGCAACACTTCCAAACAACTTTATCGGTAAGGATGCGCTTCAGCATGTAGCCGAGCAGGTTTCTAAGGAAATCCTCATGGGTATTGGTTATACCGATCCCGCAGAGACCGACCGTCTTGGTATTGACATTATCAGCGGTATGCAGTTTAAGCGTACCTTCCACATTCTTCTCCGCAAGGGTGGCACAACCCGTCGTAAAGACGTTCACTCAGTAGTAAACAGTCAGGCGGGATTTTTGACTGAGCGCACGCTTGTCGCCCGTCTTGCCTGGGATCACTTTACCGATTCTATTGATGCGTATTGTGAAACAGTATTCGGTACGGACGCTCAGGGTCAGTACCCGATGTCAACAGCAGCGGTAGAAGCAATCCTTCGCAATTACGCCGACAACCTTGCCGCTAACTTCTGGTTTGGCGACATCTCGCTCGACGATGGCAAGGAAAACGTTCCTGCCCACGACCAGGCATTGGCTCTCTATGACGGTATTCACACCTGCATCAAGCATGACATCGAGGCTGGCATTATCTCTGAGGCTAACGGCAACCTCATTCCTTGCGAGGCTATCGACGCTCCAGCTGACAACAACGACTCTACACCTTACGACAACTTCTACAACTGGTATCTGAAGTGGGACGCTCGTCTGCGCAAGCAGAAGACTCTTGTCTATATGAACGAAATCACTGCTCATAACATCGCAGCCGGCTATGCCAACAAGTATCACGGCAACTACAAGGTTGATTATGACGCAGGTGGCAACTTCGTTTTGCCTGGCATGTCAAAGGTTACAATCTGCCCTGTTTCTGACTTTGGTGTAGGCGACCGTATGTACGCCACTGTACCGAAGAACCTTGTTTACGGTGTAGATACACTTAGCAACGAGACTTATGTGGGCGTTAAGGTTGGCACGGACACAGATTTGCGCCAAATCCAACTCCAAATTCAGTCAATACAGGGAGCCGGACTGAAGGTGCCCTACGCACACTCGTTTGCAATGTCGGACGGTAATCTCGCTAACCCTGACTTTGTAGCTGGTGATTACACCAACTCTAACCTCGTTGTTACTCTCGCAAAGGCTAACGCTCAGGACGAGGGCAACATCGACGGAACAGTGAAGGTGAATGGTGCTCCCTACAAGAATCCTATTGAGACTTCTGTAAATCAGGTTATCTCGCTTGAGGCAGCTGACGGCACCAACTACAAGTTTGTAAACTGGAGCAATGGTTCGACCGAGAAGAAGATCCAGCTCACTGCCACTGGCATGAGCATGGGTTTGATAGCCTTCTTCAAGAAGAACGGCTAATCCCGCGAGGCGGTTTCTTTTGTCTCTATAAATCCCCGGCGGCGGTCGCTTGACCTGACGGAAAACAGTGACCGTCGCCATTTCTTTTTTCGGATAACACAACACAAAAACTTATAAGAATATGGCAGTAACAGCAACATGTCCTGAGATTAAGGACGTCCTCGCAGCTAATGAATGCCTGGAGAACTTTGGTGGTCTTGGTGTCAATGTCTACGTCTTCAATAAGGCAGACCTTAAAGCTCCCTTGAAGGCCGAAAAGAACATCTACCCTGCATTGACCTCTGAGTCGTTCAACACTGGTAAGGGTCTTTACAAATTCGAGTGTAAGGATAGTAGCCAGGGACACTCTTTTGAGTCACTTGGTCGAAGAGGCGGTTATAAACAGCAGATTGACTTTGTGCTTGAAAGCGTAAACGCAGAGTCGGCAGAAGTGGGGCGTGCTCTGAACAACCTCGACCTTGGCTACATCTTCCAGGATGGTGAGAAGAACATCATCGTGTACGATTCTCAGCATAAGGTAGAGTATGCTTCCGGTGGCATTAAGGGCGACACGGGCAAAAAATCTGACGATGAACGTAGCGTTGTTTGTAGCGGAACTCTCCAGCCTACAACATACGGACGTTATGAGATTGCAGAGCCTGAGACTGGCGGTTGGGACTCGCTCCTTGCGTCAGCAAAAAAAGAGTAAGCGATATTGACGCACAGAGCGAGGACAATATCGCAAAAGAAGTGCTCGACAATGCCGACTCTTCTTTCTTCAGTGTAAGCGACGAAGAAGGAACAACGGCAAAGAAGAGCAAGAAATAATCGCTCATACGAGGAGGGTTTTTCATCATACGACAATTCCCTGCATCAATCCTTTATATATAAAAGGTATTGATGCAGGGAATTTTTATTATACACATATTAGTAATCTGATAAAATAATACTAAAATTAGCATTTCTAATGCCAAAACGAAACCAAATCAGATAAATACCTGTAACTTTGCAATTAGAAAAGATTTTTTGATTGCGTTTTGTTGTAAGCGTAGTATAACTAAAACTTATAGGATTTATGGAACTAAGACATTTGCGTTCGTTTGTAAACGTAGCTGAAACCAAGTTATTTAGTATGGCAGCCACACGTTGTTGCGTCACCCAGTCGGCGGTAAGCCAGCACATTCGTGCCCTGGAGGACGAGTTGGACTGCAAATTGCTTATCCGCACATCACACGGCATTATGCTCACCGAAAGCGGCGAAGCCCTGTTGCCTCGTGCCAAAGAAATACTGAAGCAGACCGAGGACTGCAAAGAGCAAATCTATGCCCTCAACAACTGCATGATGGGCGAACTGCGTATAGGCGTAGGTTCGTTTATTGCTCCGTACGTCCGTATGGCAGCATTGATATTCATGGAGAGATACCCTAACGTGCGTATCAATGCTGACTTCACCAAAGCATATCTTCTTAATCAGTCGCTAAGGGCGCACATGTTAGACCTTGCTTTCACCATGAATATGGCATACCGTCACGAAGGAATAGAGTCGCGCCCCTGCATACCTTTTAATGTGTATGCTGTCATGCGCGACACCCATCCGCTTGCCTCGCTCTCAAAGGTGTCGTTTGAGGACATTCTGAAGCACCCTATCATCATGCCCGACATAGGCGAACGTGCCATTGAGACTTTTCATCAATACATACAGCGCGACCTATATAAGCTCAACATTAAGTGCATCATCAGCGACCCCGACGAAGCTCTTGCCTCGGTGGAAGAAACCAAGTATATAACCTTCATGCCTAAGCTCTACCTGCGCAACCACCCTACCCTTGTGGCGCGTCCCATCGTCGGACTCGAACAGCAGTTGATGAGCAACGCCCACTGTATGCAGGACGTACCTAAGAAGCGAGCTGCACAACTCTTCCTCGACATCATCCGCGACGAGGTAGTGCCATACATTTCCGTAGCCGAAGAGTCGCAAGGGAAGTTCACACCGCCACCTTGATAGTCATTAGATTTTCTTATAATGAACCGAGCCTCACGTTAGCAGCGTGAGGCTTTTTAATTTTAGTATTAGCCGAAATTATATGTTATCCCATAGCAAGAACACTTAATAAGAAACTCTTCGCCCCCACCACTTTCTCCCATACCTTTGCAATAAGTTCAATAATGAACGAAACCAACCAAACACAAACAACTATGCAGATTAAAACTAATGACGGCAACTATGATGTTGCCAGCAAGGGACTCGGCAACACAGCCTTGGGTCTCGGCATCGCAGGCTTGGCAACGAGCCTATTGGGAGGCAGCGCCTCGCTTCTGGGCATTGGTAGAAACAACGGCATGACCGCCAATCCTACCGACCCTGACGCGCGTTTCGTAACTAAGAGTGAGACTAACCTTATCCAGGAGAACAGCACTCTGAAGACCGAACTCGCCATTCAGAAGAGCGAGAATTACACCGACAAGAAGCTCGTGGAAGTGACACAGTATCTCGACACGAAGTTGCGCCGTGTAGAAGACAAGGTGGACGCTAACAAGGATGCGCAGCAAGCCGTCAACGCACAGCAGATGGCTTACAATGCGGCAGCCAACGCCAATATCGACGTACTCAAGTCGCAGGTAGACTCATTGTTGAGCGTAACCAAACGGTTCATTCCTTCAACCAACGTATGCCAGACCGGTTGCGGTTGCGGTTGCGGATGCAATCAGTAGGAGAATGATGTAATCCTGTTGTATATATGGAATACAAAAACTCACAAATCTTGGCGGCAGTCGTGTCCGAATGGGCACGACCCGCCATTTCGCAGATAGCCGCAGGCAACCTCATGCGCCTACCCATGCTTCAGTCTCTGCAAGCCACCATCAGCTCGTTAGGCATTGTTAGCGGCAACTATGCCCTACAGAAGGACATCGAACCACTCATTCAGCCCATCGTCAACTCGCTCGTCGCACCTATGCTTGCCCGATATTTCGGTCAGATACCCGAAGAGAGCATACCGCAGATGGCACACGACATAGTGGAGAAGATGCGAGGTAACGGACCGCTGTCGGTGCTCGAAGGCATGGTGACGTTTGAGGAGGAAGACCTCAACGAGCTTGCCGATCTTCTTGACAAGAACCTTCCCGTAGAGCAGACGCAAGGCTATCAGGTAAAACATTGAACAGAGTAACAAACCAAGCGGCGGCAAGCATCGTCGCTATAATAAAACAAAAACGATTATGAACAAACGTACCATTCCGGCTATCATCATAGCCACACTTGCGGCAGGTGCAACCGCCGCCGCACCCTATTATGATGTCAACATCACACAGCAGCTCTGCACACCGGCTTGTGTAGACGAGACACCCGTGTTCGCTCCGAAATTCTCGGTCAAGAGCATTGCCAACGTAGGCACATCACAGTATATCATCGTCATTCATGTCGAGGGCGTAATAAACTACATCCCTTGCAACTGCGGCTCGTGCTGCACACGCTCACAAGTGGTGTCGCAAGACTTCACCATACCTGTGTTCAGCGCCACCGCCATCAATTCGGTAAGCATAGCAGTGGGAACCGTCCAGAACGGCATTGCACGCATATCGTGCTGCAACTGCTCCAAGACTTTTGTTTCCGACTGTCCCGTAACGCTCACCATTGTAACTACATAAAGCCATGATAGTTCTGATAGCTATAGCTACCATGATAGCCGCCACGCTCGCCCAACACCTCGGACTGGCCGAAGCCATTGCCCGTGTTGTTGACAAGGTGGCATCGTGCCCTCAGTGTTTCACCTTTTGGGTTACAATGTCGGCATTGCTCTACCTCGGCCACGATGTCTACACATCGGCATTGGCGGCTATTGTGGTGGCGTATCTGTCAAACTGGTTTGTGTTGTTGCTGCTTATTCTTCAACGAAAATTCACAAAGCTATATGAAAAAGAAAGACACACAACCGACCGCCTCGACCATTGAGGCAAAGGCAGAAAGCAAGCCCGAGGCGCAGACATTCTTTCCTATATTGCATGTCTCTGTGCAAAAAAGTCTGATTGTCCCACATTTTCGGGGTATTTGCCCCACATGTTAAACATATAAAAACTCAAACAAAATGAATTACAAACAGATGATTGAACAGGCTCGTGCCAATGGCATGGCTACTGAGAAGAAGATGTGGGCAGCAGTAGAAACTCTCTCTACCGACCTCCTTGCGCTTGAGCAGACCGACCCTAAGCTCTACTGGCACATCCTGCGCCGTCAGCACGCCGTTCTCTACGGACGGCACTACTCTGAGAAGATGGCCAACCACGATGTGAACGCCCTCGTCTATAGCGGCATGTACGATGAAGAGGGTATGCCAACCGACGGAGGCGCACACTGGACCCGTCTCAAGGTAGACGAGCTGACTAAGGGCATGAAGTTTCACGCTAACGTCAACGCATGGGACAAATATGTCGCCTTCAACTCTATGTATGCCGACCTTTGTGCTTGCATGAGCGAGGAAGAGATAATCAAAGCCGCCTACGCCTTCTACTTTTGCGATGACGACTGGCAGCCATGCGAAGACGACTGCACTAAGGTATGGGACTATAACGCCCTACACGCCACCCTCTAACATTCGGCTTTTACATTTGTTTTTAAGCCAATGGAAAACTCGAAATTAACAGAAAATTTGCACTCTTTTCTGTTTCTTTTGTGTATTCTGTTGGCTTATATTTTTTTCGTGCAAATAGCAAAATTCGTTGTCCCCTTCCCGTCGTTGTCCGCTTTCGATGTCCGCCCCACCAAAATAAATTTCTCTATCTTTGTCCTCGGAAAGTTTAATTAATTTATTGTTTTATGTTCAACACACCCGATACCCGCAGCATCGACCTGCGTATGCCCCGTTCATGGAACGAGTGCACCACCACGCAGCTTGAGCTAATCTCACGCGTCATGCTTGAGCAGATACAGCGCGTGGACCGCTACCATCCCTTTGACATGCGCAACGTAAAGATAGCTTGTTTCTTCGTGCTTGCCGAAGTTGATATAGTGAAAGGTCCAGACGAGTCGCTGCCCATCGAAGACCAGTACTATCTGTGCCGGATGGCATCCGACCGTCCGCGCCGCATCCGTCTGCCCCGCAAGAGCGATGACGAGAAGGTTTTCCCTATTTATCTCTGGCAGCTCAACTATTGGCTCACGGCCAAGCCCAAGACCGACGACCGCAACTCGCCCGAATACATTGCTGCAGGAGCCGGCACACTCGACTGGATGGATAGCGAGAAGGACAGTCCGCTCACACGTTTCCCCTACCCCACGCTTCGCCTACGCAATCCGCAGCACTGGTTACGCAAGCGCACCGAGTTTGCAGGTCCGGCTCAGGATATGGACGGTTTCTCATGGCAGCAATACCGCTTTGCCTCCGACCTCATGGGGCAATACACCTCGCTCGACAACAATCTTATCAAGATGAAGAAGATGGGTAAGTTCACGGCCGAACAGATGCAGTTGCAAGCTGACAGCGTAGACCAGGCACGCTCCATGTTCCTCGCCACCATCTTCAACCAACGCATCCCCTACCTCGACCCGAACACCTCGCTGCGCACCGTAGACTTCCATTACGACACCCGTCAGTTCAACGACAACGCAGCCTACTTTCGTCGCTTCCCCGACCACCAATGGCAACCCATCCTCTTCTGGTGGACCGGTATGATGCACACCCTCTCACGGCGTTATCCTCATGTGTTCAAGGTGCAGAAAATCGACCGCACACAGCGACCCTCCACCCCACTTGAGATATATACCGCCACCATCGCCACCATGCAGAAATACGCCTCGCTCACCGAAGACCAGGTGAACAACCAGTCGTATTCGCTTGTGCTGGAGCATCTGGAGCGGCTCTCGAAGGAGAATGAGGATATGGAGAAGATTCGCAAGGCGAAGTGAAAAGGGAAAAACGAAAAGTGAAAAATTCAATGGCTTATTAACGAAAATATAGAGAACAATGAAGCTAAAGACAACTGAAATTATTAAGAAGTTACATCCCTCTATCTTGAATTTCAGGATTAGGGTGAAGAACCAGTGGAAGTTGTATGGAGAACTAAAGTACCGTCTTTGCTGGAAACAAGATGTACTTGATTACTGCGACAATCGAAAAGAAGCTTCTCTTTCCATGCGGAAGGTTAAAGGCTATTTTGATTGGCGAGACCCTCGCTGTTTGCGTTTTCCACCTAAGAAATACGTTCCTAAGAATCTTCCGCTCATGGACATCCCTAAACCGTTGTTTCATATCATGAGGTTAAAGGAAAATCGGTTCAAGGTTGTCTGGATAAAGAATAAGCATTAATAGTATTAACGAAAATATAGAGAACAATGAGAACAATCAAGTTTAAGTCAAAGAGTCTTGAGGACGGGGAGTGGAATTATGGCGACCTGTCCCATGTGGCAGATCAGACTCTCGTAAAAAATAATCCGTGCCGTGAAGGGCGTCCTATTTATACGTTTGCCGTTGACCCTGCGACTGTCTGTCAGTTCACCGGCTTCCTTGATAAGAACGGCAAGGAGATTTATGAAGGCGACGTGTTGCGGTCAGACGAATATCCTTATAGCTGCATCGGAGATAAAAAGCGCGACAACTATTATGCCGTAGTTTATTACTGTGAGGAAGGAGCTTGCTTTGGCACTGTGACGACCAAGAATCCCAGTTCTGACGTAAGAGGCATTTCAGACGGCATACTTGATGATGTGGAGCGAGAGAAAATGAAGACCTTCGAGGTTGTCGGCAATATCCATGACCCCGAATGGCGACAATATAGTGAGTATTTTCAAGAGGAAGATAAGGAGGAGAACAATGATTAAACCCGAAGACCTAAGAATAGGCGACCTTGTAAGAGTCAGCAATGATAACTGTATGATACCCAAAGGAGCAATTTGCGAGGTTGTAGCCATAGACTCCGAAAGGTCATGTGAAGAAAAGAAGGGGATTGTAAGTTTGCTTCAAACTGATAGAGAAGAATGGGAGTTCTCTCACGGTGTTTGGTGTTATGGCATTGAAGGCATCTTTATCACACCCGAAATTCTTAACAAAAATGGATGGGGACAAAAAATGTTTGGAGGCTCAAAGTTCTTCTGTATTGAGTTGAACTGTTACTTGATGCTATGTGTGACGTATGAAAAGAAAGACAATAATTTCTCCGTTGGAACTTTTTCTCATATACCTGGAGGAGATTTAGATATAAATTATTTCCCGATAGACATTCAATACGTCCACGAACTCCAGCATATCATTTGGGCGTTAGGCTCGAGTGCAGAACTAAAAATAAAATAGAGAACAATGAGAACAATTAAGTTTAAGGCTAAAACAGCCAATGGAGAATGGGTAGTAGGCAGCCTCTTGCAGCGTCAGGATGGCAGCGTGTATATTTACGACGATAACAATGACGTTCCTTTTAGCGGTCTCGTATGCAGCGAAGAGGAAACAGCACTTAGAATACCCGTTGACCGAAATACCGTCTGCCAGTTCACTGGCTTCCTTGACAAGAACGGCAAGGAGATATATGAGGGTGACGTGTTGCGGTCAGACAAAGAGCCTTCGGGGATATTCCCTCTTGACAAAGATCCTCACATGGCAGTGGTCTGTTGGAGCGAAGAACACGGCGTGTTCTACAAAATGACGTTCAAGGATCCCGAAGCGAGAGTTTTTCTGAATGCCAATAGGTCGTGTCACGTCCTGTCACGCTTCATCCGCTCTTACGAGGTGATAGGTAACATCCACGACCCTGAGTGGAAGCAGAAGTTCGGTGGCAGAACAGAACGAAAATTGTCCATTGAAATATTTGATAATGATTGAAACGAGTAGCGTATGACAACAAATAATAGAGTACTATAAAGACTATGAAAGCAAGAAACAAGGTACTGTTTGACAGATACAATCTTTACTTCAGAGGAATCTGGAAGAAGCCGCGTAATTATCCATCGCTGTTAGATATGGTAGAGCGTCGCATAGGATGGAGGGCTGACGTACTTCGTTGTTGTGACAACTGGGAAGAGATTGTTTCTACTGATCGCAAAGCGCTTTCCAACTTTTGCGACCCGAAGGTGTTCCATTTCCCCAAAAAGCGGCGTGTGCCTCCTGAAGTTTTTGACCCGATGTATTCGATGTCTAATGAATATCATGTCGTAAGGAAGAAAAACAGTCGGTATAAGGTTGTTCTGAATAAGCCCCAAAGACGTTCTATTGGAAGAACCTTGGTGGTAGATACAAAGAGAGGTTATATCCGTGAGATTGGTGACAAGGTGTGGTATCATCCGGATTATATGGATTTCGGCTGTGAGACCTGTGCCGACTTCGGAACTTGTCGGTCTGGTCATCACGACAAGAGTTTTTGTGCGGTGGCTGCAAAGTTTGGGATCGGTCGCTGTAACACATGGCTGGAAGTAAGAGAAAACAATGACTGACCCTCACTACAAGCGCGGCACCATCCGCAAGGACGGCAAGCTGTATGGCCGCTATCCCGACGGATCGCTCTACCGCATCTACTCCACCACCGACCGACCGTTCCTTCAGTTGGTGGATCGAGCGGGCGAGACGTTCCTTCGCATACGTCAAGCCACCGAGCAGGGCTACACCGACTGTCCCTGCCCTGGAGCCGCCGACCTGAGTTATCCGTCCTCGGCTCTGAGGCGTAGTCGCACAGTCGGGAGGGGTAAGCTCGTAAACGCTCTGACCGCTGCAAGTGGCGGAATTTGCGTGTTTGTTGAATTATAAAAGGAGAAATAAATTATGATTATAACGAATGATTGGCGGCTCTGGCTCGCATCAATGTTGTTTACGTTTGTCGTAACAATTTTGTTTATGGCTTACATTTGGTGGACAGAGCGAAAGCTAAAGAAAGAGATAAAAAATGATAGAGAAATAGACTATCAGAATTGTGATGGGTATTTCTTGTGTGTGTTTACCAAAGGTGGTGGATGCGATTTGCACAGAGCCTCGAATGTCAAGCAGGTTGTTTCGTCTGTAAATAGAGATTACATCAACGTAATAATGACCGATGGTGAAGTAATGCATTATGAAAATGTCGTATCGTATGAGTTCAAACACGTTTTAGATTTGTCCTTGTATAATTTGAATACAGTAAAAAGAGTAGCTGAATAGGCTTGTAGAACATTTAACTAATAAAATTTAAGAAAAGAGAAAAACGACTGCCCGACGTGCTGTTAATGTCGGATAAAGCATCCACCTTAATGTCAAACTCAACCAAGGACGCTTGCATCTGCGTCGAATCTGACGGACAAAGTGTAAGTTTTAAGGACGAACCATCGGAAGGTGTAACGATGGATATTACAGCCGAGTATCGCAACATCGTTCAGTTGTGGCACCCTGCCACAGAAAAGCCTCATTGCATAGGTCAACTTCTCTGTTGGTGTCATGACGGAAATTTCTTCGTACACAACCATTACAGCCATGACGATGAAAATTGGCTTTTATTCATCAGCACTAACAACATAAAGCGTTATTGCTATATTTCCAATTTGGAACCCGAATGATTTATTTGAGATGACTGACATTAAGATATCCGTGCATCCCGTTAGCCATCGGCTTGAATGGCGAGGATGGGGTAATTTCTCGCCCTCCCTTCGAGCCACCGACTACAAATGCCCACACTGTATAATGATTGAATATGACTAATCTTGACTTCTACCAATATCCTCGTGGCAAAAACGGGGGGTACTAAACACTATGATTTGTCCGACCGTTACTATATCTTTATGGCAGCACAACTATTTTCTGATTGAAGAATATGATTGACATCCAACCCTTAAATGTCTGTATGGGAGGAATAGCAGTAACACTGAATACACGATACGAGCGGCTTTGCATTGAGCATTTGATGTCACTTGCCCACTTTCCGAGGACAGGCGTAATGATAGAATACAAATAACAGCAACTATATGATCACAAAACTCAATTTCACTGACCGCACCATCAAGAGCTATGCCATCCGCAAGCTCACGCCAAAGGAGTGTTTCCGCTTGATGGGCGTTCGCGACAACGTAATCGGCACGATGCAGAGCAGCAATGCCCAAGCAGCCGAACGTCTGCCCGACTGGAAGGGCAAGGGTAAACCTGAAGACATGGCTATATCTGCCTCACAGCAGTACAAGCAAGCCGGAAACAGCATCGTGGTGGACGTGTTGGCCCACATCTACGAGCAGCTTTTCTATCCTACGCCCAAACCTCGTAAGCAAAAGCAGCTCTCACTCTTCGACGACCTCGAAGACACATTACCCGCCCTGCCGCCCACCGCAGCCGACAAGAACGAGGAGAAGATTTTCCTCACCACGTTCTCCGGCTACGACTCACAGCTCATGGCAGCCGATGTGCTCCGCGAGTGGCATCCCGATTTCCGCTGGACGTGCAAGGGATGGAGCGACATCGATAAATACGCCTGTCAGATGCACAACCTCGTCTTTCCTCAGTTTGCCGACTGCGCTCTGGGCGACATCACCAAGATTGACTGGCACGAGGTGAAAAGCTCGCTCGAAGGTCGCGAAGTTGACCTCTTCACCTACTCCTCCCCCTGCCAGGACATCAGTTATGCTGGCAAGCAGATGGGCTTGCAGGAGGGCAGCGACACCCGAAGCGCACTCCTATGGCGTGTGGCGGATGCCGTGGAGGTGCTTCGCCCGAAGTATCTCTTGCAGGAGAACGTGGCGGCACTGGTAAGCCAGAAGTTCATGCCCGACTTTCAGAAGTGGCTCGACAAACTCTCGTCGCTCGGCTATGTGAGCCGTTGGGCGCGACTCAACGCCAAGAACTATGGTGTGCCACAGAACCGCGACCGTGTGTTCTGCCTCTCCATGCGCCGTGACGTAGCCTTCGACTATCAGTTTCCCGAGCCTTTAGAGCTGCTTACCCGACTGGAAGACGTGCTCGAAGAGGAAGTGTCCGACCGCTATTTCCTCAAGGACGATGCCGTTAGCAAGTTCCTCAAGGCAAACGACTCTGACAATGCCTTATTCCTTCAATTCGACCTGCCACCGACACATGAGGCGGCAATGTTCCTCAAGACATGGCTCACGCTGCGCATGAACACTCTCAACGGATGGGAGAGGGATTTGGACGAACTGCGCGATTGCATCGAGAACGAGCGAGATGTATTAAACAGCGATTTTGCAAGTTTCAGCGAGTATCATACATTCCCTTGCGAAGGTTTTGAGGAATTGTTTAAGGAGAATATGAAGAGGAAGAAGGAATGAGAACTGACAACCCACCCGACCGTGTAATCCGTATCATAGCTGATATGATTAGGGGTGGTAGGTTGCTCACCTGCCCTGCCTCGATGTTCAGCGCAGAACGTTTCAACGGAGTATTTCACGGCATAGCAATAACCATCATGTCGCGCACCGATTGCAGCGACGTATTTTTTGTAGCAGTAGAATTATGAAAATTCCATTTAACACAGAATCCGATGGTACATCACACACTATTAAATCCCAATATTTCAAAATGGGAGCAGCGAATGTGCTCGACATTTCGTTTGACGGTGCCAACTTTAAAGCCACTGGCGCAATTGTAATATATGAATAACAACCCTCGTCCCATCATCCTCGGTTCCTACAGCCCCTCGCAGAACGGCATCATCGTGTCGCCACATGGCATAGCCTTGTGCATAGCCGGGGGAGGTAAGGGTCACGACGTGGATAAACCGAAAATATTGATAGAGTATGATTAAATACAATCTATTATGCTTAACATTCATTTGATACACGAAGCCAGAACCGAACACGCGAAAGCCGTGCGTCGCTTAATAGGCACTAACGACTTTCGTGATAAGGAATGGCATCTGCGTCAAGGGCGTTTTATGCAATGTATAGGTACGTCACTCACCACGGATAATCTTATCGTAATATGTTGCGAGTAATAACAGTATAAACAATAGACAAAAGGGAATATGAGTCTTTACGCAGAAAAAATAATAGTCAGAAACATTGAAAGTAACGAAGATGTTGATGTGGCTTTCGGACACAACACCATTTGCGACTGTGTTACTATCCGCCGAGGAGAAGAAACTGTCTATTTGTCGGGCGACGAACTTGATGCCCTCGCAGTGTTGATGATACGCGACTTCATATCGAGGAAGAGTATCGAAAACGCAATAGAGTTATGCAGTACAGATAAGAAGAACCCATATTGCATATTCTCAGCACGAACTGTGGATGATAAAAAATGGAATGGGGATGATTGACTTTCGCATAGCAGCCTTCCGAGTCCGTGCCCTCGACAATCCGTCCGACCGCAAGCATCCCTCCAACGGACGCTTCTGTCAGCGAATGGAGATAAACGGGGAAAGTACAACCAACACGCTTACGTCAGTAGGCAAGGATAATATGGCATTGATAGAGTATGAGTAATCGTAAAAGTAAAATCCGTATGGTATGGCGTGATGATGACTCTATCCGCTTTTACCAAGACACTCCCGACAAGCGAGGAGTGAGCGAGTTGATGATAAACAATGTGGGGGGTGTAGCCTATACGATAATATCGGGAAATGTGGCAAACGTCCTCATTCCACTATAAGAGTATGAATATGACTGACAAGTATTACATCGGATGGGTACGCAGCGGCAAGGACGGCAAGGGCCTCGTAAAGTACCGACCGCGCAAACGGATAGCCAATGCCGTGACAACATCGCCACCAGGCTGCTTTGCTGACCCTCGCGACGGACTGGGCAACACCACACCGCATATAGTATATGAGTATAAGTAAAATATAACAAAACTATAAAACATAGAGACTATGAAAGCAGAATCTAACGCCACCTTTGTTCCTTGTGATGCTATCACAGCCCCAGTTGATGACAACGCCCCTGCGGCTTTCGACGTTTTTGTCAAGTGGCACCGTCAGATGGATTGGTCTGCGCATGTGCGAAAACCTCTTGATATTGACGTGCTTGGCAAAATGCAGCAGATGCGCGACCATTGCGACAAATTGGAAAGAGAGAAAAGGAGTAAATGAAGACGTATATAAGAGATGCTGAAGAATGACACCATCCGCACCCTCGTAGTCGGTATGATGCCGACTTCTTTGCGTGGCAATATATTCGAGAATAGCTGTAGAGTTTATTCTACAAAGGGTTTAAGCCCTACTTGTCTTACGCATACAGGCGGAAACCAAGAGATAAAAGTATTTGTGGAGCTGTGAGTAACACCACCCCATATATAGTATATAAATTTGAATAAGACATGAAACTAAGGATAATTCCAATGGAAACCTATGACGGTTGCATCCCAGTGACCGTTTATATGGTTCAGAAATTTGTCGATCACTTCCCATTCGGCAAATGGGTAAACATCAAAGGTTTTTCCGACAAAGAAAAAGCAGTGGCGCTAATGTCGCTGTTGTATAATATGTAATAAAAACTATAGAAACAATGAAAACAGAAGAAATCACCCCTGGCGACATCCTTTACGAAAAAGAGCGAAAGTTGTTGGTGAAGGTGGCGCGAGTAGATGAAGATGGAGTTGTGAAATGTTCGGCATATACTGATATGGAAGGAATATTCAAGACAGTACCTCCACCCTATCGCATAGGCACACACACCGCCGATGCCTATATTCCGGCTACTGACGTGCAGCGCAAGTTTATGGAGAGAAATCTGGCAGTATGCAAGTATGTAAATCTGCCTAAGAACAACCGTATGGAGACGCTTGCCTACATCATCGCCGATTTGAAGTCAGAGAACGTGAAGCTTGAGTTGCGCGTGCATCAGCTCATGGACGACTACAACGATGTCGTTCACCAGTTGAACGGCAAAGAGAAGCGCAAGGACGAAGACCCTGCAAAGCAGACGCTCGGCGAGATGCTGAAGATGCGCGACCATTGCGACAAGTTGGAGAAGGACAATGAACAGTTAAAACGACAATGTGTTCAGCTTCAAACTGAACGCAATGAAGCAAAAATCCATGCTGATACGTGTGAGATTCTGAAAGAAGATTTGTTTAAGCATATAGCTCGTTTTGAAAATTCGGAGTTTTTGAAGATAGGAGACGCTTGCACCCACCGAGATTCTTTGTTGGATGGTAAACCAGTAAAGATCGGCTCTGGGGAATGTTGTAGTTGCCGGCATCTTATCAAGGTGGACGTGTTCGGCAGAAAGTGTGTGCTGTGTGCGTGTCGTTATGATAATACGAAAGCCGAGGAAGCTCAAGAATGTAAGAACACCGATAAAAAAGATTGAACATGAGAAAATTTGTGATAAAGGCATTGCGAAACTACGGCTACCGCTTTCTTGGAAACAAGAGAGGTTGCTACATTTTTGGCAAACCGCTTGGCTACGGCATACTTCGTGCGGATGTGTGCGAGGGTGAAAACTCCGTAAGTGTCATGCTGATTGTTAAAGGAAACGTGAAGGACGGCAAACGCCCTGATCTGAAATGGCAGCGGACGAGCCAGGGCTTTCCCGAAGAACATGACGAACAGAAGATGTATGAGGCGTTCGTGCAAGCCATTGCCGACTGTGAGGTAGACATCTTCTCCAAAACGCCTGTGGCTTGGTTGCAAAATCGAGACGTGAGATACGACTTCGAGGAGAATGTCCGTATCGAGTAAAAGGAATAATCTAAATTTGCACAAGCATACAGACAGTCGTTTGACTAAACAAAACTGCGTAACAATTCAACTATGATACAGCATCAACACTGGGAAGATTCAATCCGAATACTCGTCACCGACGAGCAGCATCATGGCACCATACAGGCGTTCATCCCTAATCGTACCGAAGACAGACCTTTGAATGGCGAAGCGGATGCTCTCATCTACTCGCTGTGGGTGGACGAAGTTCACCGCGGTCGTGAGGTGGCAAAGCACCTGATGGAGGCAGTAGAAAAAGAGCTGAAGTATTACGGCGTAGAGACCGTCGCAATTTCGTGGGACGGACGCGACTCTCCTCAGTGGGTGTTGCATTGGTACGAAAGGCTGGGTTACGAGGGGAAGGCGTTAGGCAATCAATGCTGCACGCTTCTCAAACGGCTGTGATATTCGTCATCGAATGAACCAGAAAGTTTGGCGTAAGAGAGTTATCATAGAATAATACTAACATCGGGTTCATCCGGTTCATCTGGTGACAACCAAGAAACTTATCCCGAAGGCCAAGGGACCGTACTCATGTCGCATGTCGCCACTCCGTCCAACGTATCTAACGGGCTCTGGTGCAGACGAGCGAGGAGAAGGAAAACTCAACCACTGCACATTTCTTTTCATTAACGGATTTATAAAGTAACAATGAACAATGAGTGACTTAAAGATTTTTGCAAAGACCATCGAACCTGAAGCCCAGAAGCAAGTAAGGCAGATGGCAGAGAGCGAGGCTTACCGCGACTGTAAGATTCGTATTATGCCCGATTGCCATGCCGGCAAGGGATGCACCGTAGGTACGGTAATTCAGACTGCCGGCAAGGTTGTACCTAATACCGTAGGTGTGGATATAGGCTGTGGTATGTTGGTATTCAAGTTCGCTGAGAAGGATATAAACCTTTCGCTTCTCGACCGAATCATCAATGAGTCGGTGCCGAGCGGATTTGACGTTCACGAAAAGTCCAAGCTAAAAGATTGGAGTCCGCTTACGTCACATCTTTTGCTCGATTTGTACGAAAGGACACAAGGTTGCTTCGACCCCGACTATATCGGACGCTCGCTTGGCTCCCTCGGTGGCGGCAATCACTTCATCGAGCTGGACGAGGACGAGCAGGGTTATAAGTATCTTGTGATACATTCGGGCAGTCGCAATCTCGGAGTTAAGGTGTGCAACTTTTTCCAACACTTAGCCAAGAAGAATGTGAATCGAAACGAGGAGCGCAAGCGCATCATCGAAGACTTAAAGAAGTACGGCTTAGAGAGGGAGATTAACAATACGTTGCGTCGTTTGGGCACCGTGCCTCCCGATCTCGCCTATCTTGAGGGAGAAGACCTCAATGCCTATATTTTCGCAGCGAACGTCTGTCAGTGTTTTGCCGACGACAACAGATGGAATATAGCAATGCCTATAATCCATGGGCTTCAATTATCGTTCGTGGATTTCTTTACCACCAGGCATAACTATTTCGACATATACTCAGGCATCATCCGAAAAGGAGCCGTGCGTGCCGAAAATGGCGAACAGCTCATAATCCCACTTAACATGCGCGACGGTTCGTTGATATGTCGCGGCAAGGGCAACGACGACTGGCTTCAGTCGGCTCCGCACGGTGCAGGCAGACTGATGTCGCGCACAGCAGCCAAGAAGCAGCTCAGCATGGAGGAATTCCGCCAGCAGATGCACGACATCTACTCTACATCGGTATGCGAGTCCACCATCGACGAATCACCAATGGCGTACAAGTCGGCAGAGGAGATAGAAGAACTGATAGGCGACACTGTGGATGTGGTGAAGCGCATCAAGCCGATATATAATTTTAAGGCTAAGTAAAACAAATAACATATTTATAAAACAACAAAACAATGAAAACAAAAAACATTGTCATGGCATCCATACTACTTGTGGTTGCCATCGTTATCGGCTCGCTGGTAGCCACTTACTTCAGTTACAACAACCGTGAGATTGCGCTTCGCCAACAGGCAGAGGCACAGCGCGGAAAGATTGAGGGTGTACACGACAAGATGTGGAAAATCATTCAGCAGAAGGCGCAGGTCACTGACGAGTACAAGCAGAACTTTGAGAAGATTTATCCGCAGCTTATTGCCGGACGCTATCAGAATGACAAGGGCACGATGATGAAGTGGATTAAGGAGAGCAACCCCAACTTTGATGTGTCGCTCTACCGCGACCTTATGCAGGCCATCGAGATACAGCGCACCGAGTTTCAGACCTCTCAGGAACGTATGCTTGACATCATCCGCGAACACGAAACGCTCACTCGCACCTACCCTGCCCGATGGTTTGTGTCTAACACCGTGCCTATCGAGTATAAGGTTATTTCTTCGTCGCGCTCCAAGGAAGTGATGTCGGAAGGCGAAGACAACGACGTGGATCTGTTCGGCAAAAAAGAGTAAAGGCGTATGGAACTACTCGTTTTCCTCATCCCCTTCTTTGTGTCGGCAGTGTTGCTGCTGTTCTTCCGCAAGCAAACAACATGGTGGGAACATGCCATACTTATCATCCCCTCGCTCCTTGTGGGCGCAGCGATGATATGGGCGTTTGAGCGCGTAGAGTCAAGCGACACGGAATACTTAGGCAGCTACGTCACGAAGATACGCTATTACGAGCCGTGGAACGAGCAGGAGGAGCATACCGAAACCTACACCGACGACAAAGGCGAGAGTCACACCCGAACCTATTACACCACGGTAAATTATCCCGAACGTTGGACCTACTACGACCATTCGGGACGTGAGCGAAAGTGTTCCAACGAAGATTTTTCGGCTATGAAGCGTCGCTTGTCGGTGGCTTCGGTGTTCGTGGATATGCACCGCCACTATTACACCCGTGATGGCGATGCGTATGAATACCGATGGAACGGTCAACCCGCTACGCTCTATTCCGTTACCCGTGAACATGAATACGAGAACAAGGTGAAGGCTTCGCGCTCGGTGTTTAAGTTTGAGGACATCAGTGAAAATGAGGCTCGCCGACTTGGTTTGCACGATTATCCCAATATACGTTTTTGCGACCAGTCGCCTATCATCGGAGCAAAGTTCTCTGCCCGTCAGGAACGAGCCATCCGTGTGCTCAACGCCCGATACGGGCCGAAGAAGGAGTTTCGCATCTATCTGCTATTCTATCGCAACAAGCCGCTATCCATTGCCGACCAACAACGCTCCTATTGGCAGGGAGGCAACAAGAACGAGCTTGTGGTGTGCGTAGGTCTTGACAGCCGTAACCGCGTGGTGTGGAGCGATGCCTTCTCGTGGTGTGACTCTCCCGTGCTTGCCGTGAAGAGTCGCGACTGGCTTATGTCGCACCGTCTCGACCTCTGTGCCTTTGCCTCCTACATCGAACCGATTGTGCAGAAGGAGTGGAAACGAAAGGAGTTTTCCGACTTCAAGTATCTTTCGGTAGAACTGAGCAATAAGGAGTATTGGGCCATCATTATCCTCATGCTCTTGCTCAACATAGGGCTGAGCGTGTGGGTAGTGAGGAATGGTTTTAGAAATTAGTAATAACAAAATAGAGAACAATGGAAACATTTTTATTGAAATACTACAGCGTGTTTTTATTCTTCCAGTGCATGATGGGCGTGATAGGAGTAGTAACCCTTATCGCCTGTCTCTTTTGGCTGTGGCGCGAGTTCTTTACTACTTGGAGAGAGAAGAAGACAAAGCAAAAGAAGGGATGCCAACAGCAGGAAAAACGTATATGGCTGCCGGAGCCGCCTGTGCTTCTCTCTCCGAAAGAGCGTCGCGAATATATGCTCAACCACATCGAGGACAGACGTTTTTACGCAATCTCGTCGCTCCGTGGCTCTGACGTCATCATTGTGTGCGCCGAGCGGTATGATGCTGAAGAACAAAGGCTGTATTGCTATGCTTACCTTTATATAAGCGGAAGGGGGGATTATAATCTGCATATCATCGCCCCTATCGGCAAGACCAAGTTTTGCGACTTCCTCGGCAAAGAACGACTGCGTATTGACCTCGATCTCATTCCTCGCTGCGTTGTCTTTGAAGAAGAGAACATTTCTCCGTATATTGATGATATAGACTACAACGTCTTCATGCAGAGCTTGCAAGCGGCTGGGTACGGCTGGAAGATTGAGAAGGGCGAAGATGACGGACTGGGCTCTTACAAATATCTCTTGAAAGAAACAAGAACAAAATAACAAGCAACAATTCAATAAACAATTAAAAACAACGATTATGGTATCAATTATTTCAGCGTTAATAATCCTCCTGATTATCTTCGTGCTTTCCATCTTCTCCTCTTGGATCGACAAGTTCGGCCAGAAGCACAAGGAGGAGTTCCTTGAGAAGGTTGTCGAGAAAGTCCTTGGCAAGTTTTCCGCAACCGTTACGTCTGGCATTGCCGTGGTAATGGATCAGCACAAGGTAGGTCCGTGGTATCTTGTGGTATATACCAAAGAAAACAGCCACCCGATATGGATCTCTAACAACAATATCCGTAGCGTTCATCCCGACGTTTTAAACTGCCGACTGACAGTAAAACTGTTCAACGGTGAGGACATGGTGATAGACGACGTGGAGAACTATGACCTCCAGGCTGGCAACGAAATGCTTGGTTACGACTTTCAGTAACGATATGCTCGCTGTGGCATAATACAGCAAAAGATTAAGTGTGAAAATGTATGTTTAGACTGCGTGGCTCGCATGGTCTTCCCCGAACAGCCCGACACCCCGAACTTTCCAATTACTTGGGTGTGGGCAAAGGGAAGACAGCGAACCCGCAGTCTTTTTTGTTTTAAGCCAACGGAAAGCACTGAAGGAACAGAAATCGTGGATAATCATTTTCTGTTCGTTCGGTGTGTTCTGTTGGCCATGTCACACACCCACCGCTGTCCCCAATGTCCGCTCCACCAAATCAAAATCCCCTATATTTGTAACACAATTCAAGTAGGAGTCTCGCGGTATCTCGCAGCCCTCAACCAACACTAACAAACAAACATAAGGATGACAACAGTATCTTCTATCGACCAGCTCCAACAGCGTAGTGAGGAGCTTCAGGCGCAAGGCTACGAGGCTGTGCGCCCTGCCGCTTTCGTCGGACCGAACACCGATGGCAGCCGCACTTTCTCTTGGGGCGAGTATGCCCACTCCATGCTCTGCTCGTCGCAAGGCTCTACCGGTTCGGGCAATGCGGCAAGACGCGAAATCTCTGCCGTGTTCGGATCGAGCGGTGGCGAGAACAAGGCCAAGCCACAAGGTGTGGGTACGCCCGACCTTGGCTTTATGGAGTGGGGATTGGGCAACCGACTGCCTAACCTCATATATCTGCTCTCCAAGATGTCACCCTTTCCGGCAGCGGGAGTTGACTTCGTGAAGAAAATCCTCGTGGGCCGTGGGCCGTGCGCCAAGTATCACTATACACAGTATGTCGGTGGCAATATCACCGAGAAGTCTATTTCCTACCCTTCGGCTGGCACCTTGCTCCGCGGACAGATAGCCGACCTCAAGGCTAAGGAAAAACAAATGTCAGAATCGAATAACCAAACTTCAGAGTCGAAATCCGAAGATACCGACTCCGAGGAAATGAAGTCGCTCAAGGCAGCATTGGAAGAATGGAAGCGCACCAACGAGGAGTTGCAAGCCTTCATCGAGAACACCGACCTCCACAAGACCTACCTTGAGATGGCAGGTGATATGTCGCTCATGTCGCAATGCTTCTGCGAGTTGCAGCTTAACCAACGCCAGTTGGACGAGAACGGCCGCCCCGTGCCTACATCGCAGTGGAACCCGAAGATTGTCGGCATAAAGCCGCGCTCGGTATTCACCACCCGACTGGAGCGCATGGATAGTCAGTATCGCATCAACTATGCCTATATGTCTAACCAGTGGCTCGACTCCACCCAGACGCTCACCGAAGCCGACCGTCGCATTGCCGCCGTGCCTTATCTCGCAGCCGACACAGCCGTAGCTGACCTCAACCGCCATGTGCGTGAGGCACGTCAGCAGCGAGTGAGCCGCAAGAACCGCCCAACACGCTTCATCATGTCGCCACGCGACTTTGGCGGTCCCTACTATGCCGATGCCATGTGGCACAGCATCTTTGCCGGAAGCATCTTTGAGTATGCCTTCACCATCATCGACGACCGACTCACTCGCAAGCGCAACAGCAACATCATCGGTCGCGTGATCTACATTCATCAGGAATACCTCAAGCAGCTCTACACCCAGCAGGGCGAGAACAAGAGCAAGACGATGGCACAGATACAGCAGGAGGTGTTCACCGACATCAACCGCTGGCTCTCCAATCCCGACAATGCAGGTCAGGCTCTTATCTCTGCCGTGTTTACCGGACTGGACGGCAAGGAGCACAAGGCATGGGAGATTGTGGAGATTGAGAGCAAGGCCAACTCGCAAGCGCAAGCCGAGAAGACCGAGCTCCAGGAAATATCTTCCATTATCTTCTTCGCCATGGGCTTGGACTCAAAGCTCATAGGCAACACCCCAGGCGACGCAACATCATCGGGCGGCACCGACCTCCGCGAGCGTTTCCTCGTAAAGCAAATCCAGTTTGCCCCATTGCAGCAGCTCATGCTCCGACCGTTGGAGGTGATAAGCAAATTCAATAAGTGGGACCCGCACCTGGTGTGGCAGATAGACCGCGAAGTCCTCACCACGCTGGATAACTCGAAAACGGGGGTGACGAAGCAGGAATAGTAACGAACAAATAATATAGAGAATGATAGAACTGAACAAGATATATAATGAAGACTGCCTCGAAGGAATGAAACGGATTTCAGACGGGAGCGTGGATTGCATTGTGTGCGATTTGCCGTATGAAGTTCTGAACAAAGGCAATGAAAAGGCTCGATGGGATAACATTATCCCGATGGAGTCTCTATTCAAGGAATACTGGCGAATAGCAAAAACTAACGCTCCTATTATTCTCTTCGGTCAAGGAATGTTCACGGCACAGTTAATGATGGCACAACCTGACACATGGCGATATAATCTAATTTGGCAAAAAGACCGACCAACAGGATTTCTCAATGCGAAGCGAATGCCTATGCGGAGCCATGAGGATATTGCTGTGTTCTATCGTGCGCTACCTACATACAATCCACAAATGAGACAAGGTTTCCCCTCTCACACACGAGGGCATAAACACGGAAAAGCAAAGGGTAATGTCTGTTATGGCAACTATAATATTGAGACCTACTCAAAAGAAGTAACAACAGAGAAATATCCTATATCTGTATTGTTCTTCGACAAAGAAAAGAATCTTGATATGCACCCCACTCAAAAGCCCGTATCTCTTATTCAGTACCTCATTCGCACCTACTCCAACGAGGGTGACACCATATTAGACAACTGCATGGGCAGCGGCACCACCGCCATCGCTTGTATAAAAGAGAAGCGCAACTTCATCGGCTTTGAACTCAACAAGGAGTATTACGACAGGGCTTGTAAGCGCATAAAGCAGGAGCAAGCGCAGCTCACGCTGTTCTGACAACTCAAAAATGGATAAATCCTAAAGTACTTGCCGATAATTCAAAACTCAAAATTCAAAATTCGCATAGCGCATGATACTATCAACCATCAAGGAGCTTCGACTCCACATCCCCAGCAACGCCATTGACGAGATAAGTTCTCTTCAAGGTACACTCGACAACAGCGAGAAGGATTTTCTTCGCGACAAGTTAGGCGACTCGCTCTACGACCAACTGTGCGAGTATTACCAGAGCATTTCGCCCGACGAGTTCTACCTCTCCGTCACCAACGGCGAGCATACTCACCTGCCTTGGCAGCAACTCCTGCTTATGGCACAGCGCATGGTAACATACGATGCCATGTCGCGCTTCGCCTACACACAGGCCCTCTCCATCAACGGCGCCGGCATCAACGTGGCTTCAAGCGACGACTACGGCACGGCATCCAAAGACCTTCTCGACAAGGGAGTGCAGGGCTATAAGCGTGAGGCAATGGTGTCGCTCAATCAGATGCTCGTAATGCTCGAAGGTTGGGCACGCAAAATGGCTACACCCGCACCCATCGCCGGTGCCGACTCCACCGAGCCACCGACCACCGAGCAAAAGGACGAGCAACATAAGGCCATTGAGGAGATAAGCCTATTGTGGCAGGAGAGCCAGTACTACTACGCCCACCACGACCTCCTCATTGCCACCTGTGCCGACCTTCAGCACTACCTCGACATCTACGAGAGCCGTGAGAAGTTCATCCGTCTTCTGCCCGACCTCCACTTCATTCAAGACGAATACATCAGTGAGGCTATTGGCGAGGACACGGTGCAGCGTCTGCTCCATACTGACGACCCCAACGACAAGCCACTCCTTCGCAAGGTACGCCGCCTGATGGTGGCCCACCTCGAAGAGCGCACAACAATTCTCACTATTGACAAGGCACGCCGAGCCGCTGCCCACAACGAAGCCATCGCCCTACGATCTTCGGTGCTCCGGCTCATGGAAATGCGCAAGGCAGTGGATGCCGCCAACAACACCCCAGACAAGCCCTCAACCAACACCACCGACTCAACAAGCAAAGGCTACGAGAACAACCAGCCAGACAGCAAGATATTCGTATCGCCACTGCTGTATTGATATTAACATCGGATTAAACGGATTCAACGGATTTTCTTTTGTCGTCGAATGAAACAAATGAAACAAACTTCAAATCCGTTGAATCCGTAAAATCCGATGTTGATAAATAATCAATTAGCTGTGTGATAAGTTTCACATCGGATTTGACGGATTCAACGGATGAAGAATGCTTCAAGCAGCGAGAGTAATCAAAATCCGTAAAATCCGTGAAATCCGATGTTAAAAATAAAAATCCAATTCGATGTAACACTATGGAAGAAATAATCCGCATTCTAACCCCTGCCCTCTCCGCTCGCATGCTCACCTCCGACCAGCGTGAAGCCTTCGAGCGCGGTCTTACTCTTCTTGAGCAGAACCCACGGGCAATGTCGTTCGTAAAGGAGAGCCGCCGTTTTCGCGACTACCATCGTCGTGTGCGTCAGCTCCTCACCTATCTGCAAACCATGCAGACCTCTCGCACGGAGATAAAGCGTCACGTCGGTCGCCCCACCCGTGAGGAACAGGCCCTCTATGCCGAGCAGCAGAAGGAGAAGGCTCTTGAGGAAGCGCGTCGCTCGCTCTTTCCCGACCTAAAGCCCGACCTCACCTTGCAGCCTCTCACCTACGGCGGCATCGTAGCCAACCCCAACGGCGAGACCATCGCGTCCACCATGCCCAACCTCATGCAGCTCCGACCGTTCCTCTCCGAACGTCTGCAAGAGCAAGTCAACTCCGTGCGCTCCCTGCGCAACGAGATGGCAGCAAAGGCTGAGCAAGCCAAGACCATGGCCGAAGCCAATGAGAAGGCTGGTCGACCTATCTACACCGAAGAAGAGATTGCCCTTCTCGCCACCCGTGCCGTAAAGATAGAAAGCGACATCCTCCCTCGAATCTACATCAACGTAGACCGCGAAATTGGCGAGGCATACCTTCGCCTATCCCCACGCACCGGCGACCCCGAATACATCGCCCGAATAGAGAAGGCGTGCAACGTTCCACCGCAGAACCTACGCGCCCAGTTCCGTCCCTTCTATGACAAGGCACTCGCCCGTGACCCTCTCTTCGCCCAGTCGGTAGCCGACAAGATAGCCTACGACCGCCCCGAGGTGAAAGCCGCCCGCGACGCAGCAGCCAAGCACAAAGCCGAAGCCGACGCTCTCATCAAGTACATCATGCGCAAGGACAAGCCATCGACCAAAGCCCGCGTAAAAGGCCTTACCGACCGCATCGCCCAACTCCGCAAAGACTACGCCGACATCGTGAGCGAGGACGAGCTGAAAGGATATGAGGCTATCTTAGAGAAAACCAAAAGTGAAGTTTCACCAAAGGCTTAGTAAGGTCTAAAAAGGCTTAGTAAGGCTTAAAAACAAGACCCATGACCTCATTCGATCAACTCAAACAAATCTGCACCACCGCCTGCCACGACCGCCACGCTTGCGCCGAAGGCTATTGTGCCATGCTTGCCACAAAAAACATCAGTCAGCTCATGGCTGTGTGGCGTGCGAATTGGGAAGACCTCGTTGAGAGCAAATACGCCGATATCATCAACGAACAGCTTCATGCTCTCTACCTCGACCCCACCCTAAGAGCGGAAATGAACGCCGCCGGCATCTACGTCAACGAATGTCCGAAGACCGCACCCGAGTTTGTACTTGTCATTGTTACCGACCATGACCGCATCGTTGATATATACGATTATGCCAAGTGCTATGTCCTCGGCAGGGCATACGTTCGTGCATGGGACCACGCCCAGGTATATAGCGAGAAAAACGATGAATGTCTTGTTCAGCTCTACGACCATTCTTACGGTCATGTCAGCAAGGGAGGAGTAGAAGCCACTGGCTACTCCCGTTTATGGACTTCTACTAACGCCCGTCTTTTCGGTCGTGTGACGTGCGAAGCTCATGGTGGCGAGCTCCGTGTCTGCGGCTATCTGAAGATTGAAGCCTACGGCGACACCAAGGTATTCAGCAATACCGACCGCAACATCACACTGTACGGCAACGCCCACATAATAGTATAACAAAAAAGCCCAGCAAACCCCAAAAAGGCTCAGTAAGACCCATTAAAAAGAAAAAACATGAACAGCAAACTCACAATACTTGCCGACGGCAAGCCGCTCGCCCTAAAGGAAGACGCATCCATCAGCATAGAGTTGAGCAATCCTTTGTTCAACGACACCGAGATGTTCTCCTATCCCGTGGAGCTGCCCATCGAAGGCAACCGACATTTCCTAAAAAACGTGGATGATGTCAGCAGCGACATCCGTCCAGTGAGCTACGAACACACGCCGATGCAGATCATTGCCGACGGAGTGCCCTTCGCCTCCGGCATAGCCATCATTCAGGAAAACGAACGGATAGAAGACTCTCTCTCGCTCAATGTCGATGCAAGCACACAGTCGTTCTCCGACCTCATTAGCGACCTCAAGTGCAACGAAGTGCCTATACCACAGAAATATCACGACCAGCTCTTGATAGGCGAGAAGATAGACAAGGTGGATGTGAGCGTGACCTATAACACGAGTGTCGTAATTAAATACGAGGGCAAGAAAGGCAATAAGAAGTATGGTTCGGTGGGCGAAGACAAGACCGAAGCGTCTTTTTCTCCGCAAGCTCTCGGCTTCTCTTACCCGGCACAATGTGTGGAGGAAGGCAACAATCACGAAGCCAAGCTGAAGAAGATTTACACCTATCCGCGCGGCAACGAAGTTAAGGTGCCCGAAGTGCTGAAATCATATATCAATGTAAGCGACCCCTACCCTCTGAAGCCATACTGCAATGCCCGTGTGTGTTATAAGCATTACGATATTGACGAAAAAGGAGAAACATCATCCGACGTAGTAAATTCTATCACCGGACGTGATGGTGAGAACAACCTAAGCACACTGGAGCAGGAAATGTACGAAGACCGTGGTCCTGTATGGGTATTGGATGCAGACCGCCCGCAATCGGGCATTTGCTTCTATGTGCTGTTCTTCCTCGACTGTCTCTTTGAGCATCTTGGCGTGCAGTTCGACAATTCGGCTCTTACAGCCATCGGCGACTTGAACCGCCTTTGTTTCTTCACTACCAAATGCTCCTACGACATCGAGCCGCTGTATGCCCAGGAGGTCTATAGGGAGAATGATGAAGAGGTAATAGCCGGATTAAAGAAAAAAGGCGACGTAAAGGTTGGCTTTTTCCAGAAACAAGCCAACAGCGAAAAGGATGTTGCTAATCTGTTCGATGATGTAAACGCATGGCTCAGTTCGCGCGGTTGTGGCGGCAAATTGAAACTCGAAAATCCGAAAGACAAGAGCGTTCAGGAGGTGAAGTATCGCAAGGTGACGTATAAGGTGGTAGAGAAGCCGTATGATGGCAGCTTCTACAATCAGGGCGTATTTAAGGACACCGAGGTTGTGACGGTGGAAGATGATAGTTGGACCACCGTCACTGTAGGCACCGATAAGGTGGCAAGCATCACTTGTAAGAGCACCATCAAGTCGGCTCAAATGAGCGCAAGCATCTTCCGTATGTATGCCAATGAGCAGAACTTCCCTGCCGAGTCGGTATCAGATGTTATCGACTCGCTTGAGCAGCAGTTCGGCATTAAGTTTCATTACGACTACGAGCAGAAGAAGGTAACTGCTTATCTTATCCGTGACGTGTTCCGCAAGCAGAATCCCGACCCTCGCACATTCCATGCCGAAGTGCTGTCTATGGTGCCCATGACGGAGAAGATAACCGGTGTGCGTGCCGGATATGCAGCCGAAAGCGAAGCCAAGGAGCAGAAAGACAACGTGAAGAATGCCGTTAAGGATTTCAATACCGATTACGACTATATCGAATATCCCAAGGACCACACCGTGACGAGCCTTACATATAAGGACATCATTCATCGTGTTCAAAATACCGAAATGAGCGTGTTCGTAGACCTTCAGACTGGCAATAAATATCGCGTGAAGATAGACAAAGACTTCACCAATGCTGGCGACATGAAGCCGCGATTGTTTGAGGTGGCAGCAATGAAGGGAGTGGAAGTAGGTGATTGTTCGACAATAAATGAAGACTTCATTCAGGAATTTAAGTCATCGTTCGTTCCCGTCGGTATGGTGGATGCCAACTATCGCAAAGCCTTATCGTCAAGCACCGGTAGCAAATGCGCCACTGACAACGCAAAACAGCCTGCCGAGGTGGGTAAGCAATACAGCGGATATGAGTTTCGCGAGATAAATGGATCTTACGCCAAGACTCAGATGGCAGCTCTCGTTGACGAGGATATGGAGCATGAGTTTGTGAAGCAATACATCAAGAATACCATGTCGTCAATGGTAGCCGATTTCTACGTCACCGAAGAACTCTCGCTGCGTGAGAGCTATGACCCCTCGAAGACCGACGATGGCAATTCTCCTCTTCAGTCATACGACTGGGGCTTGTCGGTGGCTATTATGCGAGGCGGTGGCATTGACTCGACGCATGAAGCCTATGATTACAACTATGACGGGTTCGGTAACTCCAAATGGCGCACCAAGGCGGGCGAGTATGCCCTGACTACCGACTCCATCGACCCCTACGGTGCAGAATACGACTATAACGGTGTAGAGCCTGGCATCGGCAATGAGGAACGTTTCTCACTGAAGCCCCGTGCTTGGGTGCAGCCCGAATGGGCAGACGCTCCCCTCGTAGTAAACACTCCATCGGTAAAGAACCGAGGCTACGTAGACGTGTTCCTCGTCGATTACATCTACTTCCTCCTACATCGCAAGAAGTATTACGTCAAGTGCCTCGCTTCTGTAGCTCAGATAGCCGACATTCAGAACCATTGGAAAGAATGGTGGAATATCGACGGCAAGAAATGCTTAATTAACAAGGTAAATGCTGATGTGTCGGCGAAGGACGGAATGGGAGAAGTAGAACTTGAAATTTATAGCATTTAACTAATAACTAATAAATACTAAATAATAACTGAAGCAATGGCAAGTTTACTTAGATTAAATTCAGGTTCAATATTCAACGGCAATCCTATTGTCTTCATGGTCTGGCCTATTGCCCTTAAAGAGACTCCCTCGTTTCATCGCATGATATTCGAGGTGAAGTGTGGTGTGAGTGGCGGCAATTATGAGACAATAAAGATGTCAGAACCTATAAACAACGAGAAGGGCAATCCGGTAACGGTGGATATATCATCTGCCCTACGGACTTTTCGTGACTCGTATGAGTATTCTCCCGAACCATGCGTAATGCCGATGGTGAAGTTTAATGTTTCGGCATACGACGAGTATATGAGCGATGGCGAACTGCATAAGTCTGAGCCTGTATCTTATCTGTCCGGCAATGACGTGAAGCAGACCTTGTTCGGAGGATTCTCCGATTACGACCGACTCACATCCACAAAGGACACGATGGCTGTAAGTCGCATGACACGCAAGCCCACCACCATACCGCAGTTGGCATGTGTAGGCGAAACCATCATCTACGTAGAGCCCTACTCGCCTGCCATAGACTTCGCCACAGCCACATGGGATGCGCCCGAAGCAAAGGCATTCGTTATAACCAACGAAGGACAGCAGACCATAGGCGACATCAGCGTTTATGCCATGCCGCAGACCGAAGCCCAGCGTCGCACGGAGTTTCGCTTCATCAATTCGTTCGGAGTATTGGAGAGCATTAGTGTGCCAAGAGTGTATAGCAAGAAACTCAACATTACCACCACCAACTACACCGTGACACGAAAAGAAACGTTACGTTCGTTCTCTCGCTCCGTCATACGCAAGCAGGATGACCGGGAAGGATGGAACTTTCAGACCGACCCGCTCGATGAAGCATGGCTCGCATGGTATCTGCATGAGTTCCTGATGTCGAAATGCACATGGATAAACATCAACGGCAAGTTTCTGCCTTGCACCATCACAGCCGAAGAAAAAATCACTTTCTGCGACGATACCAAAAAGGAAATGCACAGCGTATCGTTCACAGCGAAACTCGACTTCTGCGGAAGCACAATCATTTGAAATAACAACACCAGATTTTCTTTATTATTTTATTCTCTCTATTTCTTACGACCTCAAGAGACGCATGAGCTCTTGGGGTCGTTTGCGTATGTCCGCTTTGAGTCAATATTTAATGCTATCTTTGACGTATAATAACAAGAAGACAACAGCATGATAAACAAGAAAACATTTATTTTCAACACTCTTGCTGACGCACTGGCTTTCAAGATAGGAGCCGACCCTAAGAACACTACGTATCGCTTGGGGTCGTTTGCCGAGGATGCGGAGATAAAGACCGGCGAACCCGACATTCCTTATTATTCCGAGATCCTTATTCGCGAGACTAATCAGATGTGGCAATGCAACCAGTTTTGGCTGAACGACGTAAACCGCAGTCCAGACAACGACCTTGCGACGGAGCGTGCCGAGCGTATGGCAGCGGACAAACTGTTGCGCAGCGAGACCGACCGGCTGACAACCGAAACACATACTCTCAGCAAACAACTGCAAGCGGAAGCCAAGACACGCAAGGAAGCCGATGCGGACCTTCAGACTGTACTCGAGAATCAGCAGAAAGCCATCGTCGCACTCGGTCTGCGCGTGGACGGACTGGCAGGGGTGCTTATCACGATGGACGAGTATCGTGCCATTTCTCCAAAGAAGTTTCAGACTTACTACGTAGCTCGTGACGATACCGATAAGGCGAAGATGAAATGCTGGCGCATCTATCTGCGCAATCAGCTCATAGGCGAGTTTGAGAGCAGCGGCAAGCTCACCATGCCGAAGTTCCCGATGCGCTTTCCGTTCCGCTTTGCTTAATGACAATATCTATATACACAATAAACAATTATGGCAAATAAATTTACAGACATCAGCGACCTTCTGCGCAAGAAGGACAATGAAGAAGCACGTGAGGAGATTGAGTCTTCCGGTGTACCGCAGAACGAGTTTCTTTCTGCTGACGAGTTTGTCAGTCAGATTGTCACGCCCATTCAGGAGCTTCAGTCTGACGCAAAGAAGAGTGTTAAGTCCGTCAAGTTCAACAACATCACTTACGAACCCGACGACGATGGCATGGTGACGTTCAATCAGATGGTGGAGAGTGATAGTTATGCCATCCGACTGGCATCCGACCTAAAAGGCGACCGCAATATAAAGGTGGGCGACTCACTGACCGCCCATGTGCGCTACATGGCACTGAAGATTACTCAGCTTGGCGATCGAGTCAATTATCGTGACGTTCCGGGCACGCTGCGTGTTGATATCAAGAAGGAAGGGTCTGACACGTGGCAGAACCATTATGTTCAGACCAACATTGTTTCGCAGGAAGAGAATTACGACGCGGAGAGCGCGGCTTCTTATCCCGTCAGCGTAGAGATAGGCAAGTATCTGACGGAGGGACGTCAGGACGTGCGCATCAGAGTAACGTCTTCATACGAGGACGAGAATGGCGTGAAGCGTGAGTTCTTCGGCGACCTTATCTATTCGGTCAACGCCGTAAACCTTACTGTCAAGAATCTTACCGACTGGTCGAAGCGTGTGCTTGCCTCTGACGGCGGATTCCCCTTCTCGTTCTCCGTGATGGGAGCCGTTGACAAGAAGCTGCATGTCACGATGACGGGTGCTACAGGCACATGGACGATGGAACCGAAGACGTTTCTTGCCGACGAACAGCGACCTGAAGCTAACCCTTATTCGTGGACGCAGCAGGAAATTTCGGCTTACGGACTGTTGTCGCACGGTGTGCATACCGTCACGGCATGGGTAACGTGTGATGACGGCATGGGTGGCGAGTTGTCGTCGGAAGTGCAGGTAAATCGTTTTATGGTGGTGAACGAGGCCAACGCTTCTCCGTCACAACTGACACAACCCTATTTGATGCTTCAGGGTGTGCAAAGCGTGGTGGAGAACTATGTGCGCACGGTTATCTCAAACTTTGCGGTATGGGTGCCGAAGAGCGCAGACACGCCCACGCTGCCCGCCACCGAACCGCTGCCCGTGAGCATCCGCATCACGAATGCCGGCGACGGCGACTTGGACTACACGGCTTCTTATTTCGTGTCAGAGCAGAAAGCCGTGGTGGGCGAACGTTACCCGATTGATACCACTATTGAGATTGAAAATTCGTCTACTGGTGAAAGCCCTGCTTCTTATCAGGCTTATCTGCGCATATTCCGATATAACGGCGACGAGGTGGTGAACTTCCTCCGTGAGAGTCAGGGCAACCGATTTGTGGTGTTCACGGTGGACAACAAGAACGACTATTCGCCGGTGGCGGGTGCACACTTCTATCTCGACCCGAAGGTACGCAACAATACCGAGACGCATTATCAGACCATCATAAACAAGCAGACGCAGGAGGAAATACCGTCCGTATGGAACGGCTTTTCGGGCACTGGCGACGCTTGGGTGCAGGACGATGACGGCGTGAAGGTGCTCCGCATTCCGAGCGGACGAACGCTTACCATCGGCTACGAGCCGTTCGAGGCATTCAAGACAAATCCATCTGCGGCGATGTCGTTGGAGATGGAGTTTGCCGTGCGCAACATCACGGCAGAGGACGATCCCGTAATCAGCGTGTCGCAGACCGTAGAGAGCACGCTGGAAAAATTAGGCATCATCATCAAGCCGCTCACAGGTGCTGTATGGGCGCAGGAGAAGCAGAACGAGGACGATCAGGACTTCGGCTTTGAGGAAGACAAGCGCGTCCACATTGTTGTGACGCTCACTCCGGCTCTTGTGGCAAAGGGCAGCGACGAGTTTAAGTGGCAGACTCCTAACAAGACACCCTCCAACCGCCCCACCGTGAAGGTGTATGTGAACGGCAAGCCACAGCGTGCCGTGCAGTACAGCGTCGATACCAGTGGCGTATGGATTCAGGGCGAGGGACACGGCGGCATCCGTCTGGGACACCCGTCATGCGACCTCGACATCTACACCATCCGCTGCTACCGTGGCGTTACGCTGTCGGCGCAGAACGTGCTTCAGAACTTCACCGCCACCCGACCTGATGCCGAAACGAAGAACGCCATCCGTCAGCGCAACGACATCTTGGACGGCAACGGACGCATTTCGTATCGTAAGGTGAAGGCTAAGGGCAAGCGATGTCTGACTCTTGTCGGTACGGACAACTATAAGATGAACCAGGACAAGAAGGTGGGCTACGCATGTTACTGGAACATCGACTACTACGACAACAGCGGCAACTATGTGCCTGAACTTTCGGGCACAATAGGCAAGGCTGCTTATCAGGCTTATGTGGCGGGCAAGCTCGGTGGAAAGAAGTGTCTGATGAACACGGCGCAGGGAAGTACGGCCAACACATATTGGTGGAACAACGAGCAGACGAAGGTGGATAAGATTACATACCGCATCCGCATCCCCTTCCTTACTCTTCACTCCGATTTTGGATGGAAGCCGGAGAAGTCGGATTTCACTGAAACGACGGCAGCTTCGTTTCCGCTCTATCTTAACGGCGAGCAGATACAGGGTGCAGACGTGGCTACACTCTCCGAGGCGCAGAAAGAGAAGCTGGAGATTGAGGTAGTGGACGGATGGATTGACGGCAACGGCATGTATCACGGACAGTTCTATACGCCTGTCATCGGTGGTCCTAAAGCCACGAAGCTCGTCAACAAGATTAACTACGCCTCGCCGATGCAGTCGCACAAGATGGGTGCCACACGTCTTTACAATGACGTGATGAAGGCTGTCTGCAAGGACGAGCTGCCCAGCTGGTTTGCGGCCAATGCAGAAGCACGTTTTGCCGTGTACGAGGACAGCTACTATTTCTTCAATCAGCCTGAAGGCGAGAAAGAACCGGTGTTTGTCGGTTTCGGTACGTTCGGTTCGGGCAAGTGTGATAAGGCTACATGGGGATATGACAAGAGCAAGATGTTTGCTTTTGAGGGTCTGAACAACAACCTTCCGTTGTGCGACTTCCGTGTTCCTGCTGACGAGGATGTCACTTACAGCGTGGATGACGAATCGTGGGTGTATAACGGCATCAAGTCGTTCGAGTATTCGTTAGGCAAGACCAACGACGACGGAACGCCTGTAGCAAAAAACGATGCCATGTTCCGTCGTTACTGCAACTTCATCTATGCACATGACGTGCGTATGCAGTACTTCCGTGGTGACCGTGCTGCGTTTGACGCTCACTACGCCAACGTCTACGACCGCGCCACGGCTGTAGGAGCGACGGATGCCGACACAAAGCTGCTCGACGAAATGCAGACCACGAAATACTGGCTTCGCGACGGCGATGAAGCCTTCCATTTGCTCCGCTTCAACTATGTCACGGGCAAGTTCGTGGACGCAGGTACATGGACGGATGCCGACGGATATCAGCCCGGCGTGCGTAGTCTTGCCACCGACCCCACAACGAAAGCCACATACGAGGAATGGAAGCAGAGCGAGGACGTAGGCGACTACGCCAAGCTGAATCTCCGTTTCCAGATGGCTATTGCGTCATCATTCAATGAGCATTGCGGCAAGTATCTCAACAAGAAGAACCATCAGGTGCACTATAACCTCGTGAACTATCTTTTTGCCGGTACTGACAACTGCTCGAAGAATACGTATTATACCATTGATATCACAACGGGATTGTGTTGGCTTTATCAGGACGACCTTGACACTATCTTCAAGACTGACAATAACGGACGGCAGACGAAGGTGTACTTCCTCTCGCGTTACTTCGACGTGCAGGACACCGAGGCTGGACTGAAGAAGCAGAAAGACTATGAGGGTACGGCTTCGGCACTTTTCAATGTCATGGAGGCTGCTTGGGAAACGCTCGACTCCACCGCCCTGCCTGCCAATATGCGTGAGGTGCTGACGGCGATGTGTACGCTTGTCGGAGCCAACGAGGAGCTTGACGGACTGACGACAACTCAGAGGCAGACACCTTACGGCTGTCTGCATAAGTATTTCTTCGCTACGCAGAAATACTTTGCTGAAGTGGCATGGGCGGAGCAGCAGCGCATACGTTACGACTGGCCCGCATCCTGGGGCTATGAGAGTTACGGCAATCAGGCGCGTGGCGTGCTTGCCGTGACGCAGGGCATCGGCGACCAGCTTGAAAGCGAGGTGCAGTATATGACGCGTCGCTTGGCTCTTGTATGTTCGTATGCGGCATGGGGCGACTTCTCCAGCGGCGTAAACACCGGCTCGACGGGTCTTGTGGATGCCAGTGCCGGATTGCAGTTTACGCCCGGTTCTGGACGCACGGGAGGTGAATACACGTTCGACCTCGTACCACATCAGTTCCTTTATCCCTGCGGCGTGCGCGACCGTGCACTTATCAATCCCCATTTACGCATGACACCGGGTCAGCATTACGCTTTCACCGTCAATCCTGCGTCAACGCCTATCCCCGGCGACTCGTCAGTAGGACTCGCAGCCACCAACTATTATCGTTCCATCGGCAACGTGGGCAATATGGTCGTGGGCAATAACAACTTCACCGTGCAGGGCCGACGAATGACGGAGTTCGTGGCCGAACCTTCGCCCGGCAGCAGCGCATTCGCCCCGAAGCAGATAGACGTGGAAGCCGCAAACCTTCAGAAGTTGTCGCTCAACGGAGTCGCGGCAACGTCGGGAACACTGAACCTCACGAAGGCAAACCGACTGGAAACTCTGGATCTTCGAGGCACGAAGTACGGACAGGTACGTATGCCGTCATCGCCGCAGCTCACCGTGGCACGCTTCGGTGGCGAAATGAGTTCGCTTGCCGTCAGCGACATGCCCGAACTAAAAACGTTCACTCTTGACGGATATAAGAAGATGACATCGTTGTCTGTACGCAGATGCCCTTTGTGCGACACGAAGACCCTGGTGCAGGGATGCGCCGACAACAGTGCTTCACTGGCATCGTGTTCAATAGACAGCATTTCGTGGGACAATTTCGCTCCGACGACTTTGGAGTATCTGACGACGGTGGCAGAGTGCAGTCTGTACGGAACCATTCGCATCACTGACGGACAGAATGTGTCGGCTGTACTGAAGATGACTTTGCTGGACAAGTTCGGCAACGTGGACGACGAGAAGAATCCTCTGTTCGTGTCATACCAGTTCCGTTCGGTTACGGGAGTGAACATCATCACACAGCGTTTCGTAATTTCCGAAAAAGGCGATTATCCTTACGAATTGGATGTTCTCCCCTCAACCGCTAACAACTTCAGTGGAGTGGAATGGTCTTTGACGGAGAACAACCTCGGCGTAACTGTTGACCCGAAGACGGGTGTCTTGCACGTTCCTGCCGTGGGCGAGGAAAGCAATAATCCTACGGCGGACCTGACGGTTACGTTAAGTCTCGTTACTGGCAAGTCTTTTTCGTCTACCATAACTCTGAAGCTATTCAACCGCTTGCCTAAGTTAGGCGATTGGGCATATTACAACGGAGAGTTCGACTCGGTGCTTTACCCTGGCAAGAAGGTGATAGGATGGGTTTACAAGGTCACAAATTACGCTGACCTGCCCACCTCGCTGTTACAGGAATATCTGAAGGACGAACGTATCGCAAAGCATTACAATGCAGGAAAAACAATGTATGAGGTGCTTGTGGAGAATACGGAAGAACTGACTATCACGTCCAGCGATGGAGCTAACACCTTCAGCTCGTTCGCGTGGGGCCTATATCCGGACAAAACAGCCACAAATGGTTTCTCCGATGAAGAAATACAACCTCTTGTTGATGCTCTTGGCGTAACGAAAGATCAGGTGTTCGACATACCCGACCTTCAAAACTGTACCCAGCGAGGTATTACCGATACTGAAGGCAAAGACACATACTATATCCGCGACAACAACGCTTATGATGACGGGCAACCCGATGGCTTCCCGCATTGGGAAGGGAACGTCGCCCCTAATCGCTTTGATGGCAAGAAGGACACGGCGGGCATTGTGGCTCATGCCGGAAATATCCTCCAGAAATACGTGGCAGAAGGATTATTGAAAGACAGCGAAGGACACACTATCTTTGACTATCTGCCCGCTGGCACGGATCATGTTGTTCCCGAAACCCCGGCGGAGTTAGCCGACCTTTGTGTCGCCTTGGGCAATTTGGGCGGTAATGACCGTTTCCGACAGTTTGCTTATCCGGCAGCCTATGCGTGTCTGCTGTACGAACCCCAAAAGGACGGCAAGCCGATAAGCGGAATGTCAGAATGGTACGAACAGGGACAGTGGTATCTTCAAGGCTCTGGTGATACGTATCGGTTGTACATCTTCTTCCGTAACAGCCGCGCTCTTACCCCGGCAGATACTGGCACGCCGACCGCGGAGTTCTCAGACGAGGGCAATGCCCTACGCCCGCTCGAACCGACAGATGCCCGTCGCCCTACCTATGCAAACCTACAGAAGCGTGCCAAGGATGCAAAACTGAATTGTCCCGTGAGCAATCCCGTTCAGACCAATCGTTGGGCGGCCACCGAGAGCAACTCCACCCACAGTTGGTATTGCTACGCCTGGGGTGGCAACTTCAGCAACAACGACAAGTATAGTAGCATGAGGGTCCGTCCGGTCGTCGCTTTTCCCTTTGTTCTTTAACCTTTACGCTCGACGCGCTTTTTAGCGCGTCGTAACACGCAAGCAGCCGATGGTAATATCCGCCTTCCGTGGCAGTTGCCACGGAAGGCGTTTTTCCTACGAAAGAGTATGTCCAGTCCGTAAAAACAGAAACCACTAACTTTGCAATATGATTTCAACAACAAAAACACAAGGAATGAACAATACAACAAATAATGTAAATATAACGGCACAACAAATCTCAACAAGCCAAAAACTCAAGAGAGAGAAAGTCGCCCGTACTATACACCAACAGCAGGTGTATCGGGCAGCGCAGAATCTGTATTTCGTCTTAGCCCAAATGCACAAGACTTGTCCAGTCAAGTTTCGTGCTGTGCTTGACTCGGTGTATGCCGAATGTAATCACCTTTTAGTGTGTCTTTCGCTCGCATACGCCGAAAAGAAGGCCAGAGCTGCGCAACTTACAATCGCTTCCGCACACATTGATGCCATCCGAACCGTATTAGGCATTCTTCGTTCGTCGGGCAGTGTTAGTAAGGATGATTATAAGAAAGCCAAGTCGCTTGCCATGTCCTGCATGCAGCAGGTCATGGCTTGGAGGGCTTCTTCATTGATCGGGTTATCACAAGGTAGTAATCTTCAAAACGCTTAGATTATGAATTGTGATAGTGTATCAGAGGAGATGTTAAAAGGGAGTCTTACCAGCTATGGTATGGAAACCATAGTTGGTTACGAAGATGCAATGACTCAATTCGACGTTCAGACCAATCGTTGGGCGGCCACCGAGAACAACTCCAACAACAGTTGGAATTGCAACGCCTGGGATGGCAACTTCAACAACAACAACAAGTATAATAGCATGAGGGTCCGTCCGGTCGTCGCTTATGACATTCCTAATGATTTTCTCTCTCTTGTTTTTACGGCTTTTGAGGATTGTTGTCGGCATAAGCGCACAAGCAAGGCTTGTATAGACTATTGCGAGATAGCAGCCGAAGACCTTCCCGTACTGGCTTACGAGCTTTACACCGGCACTTACGAGCCGGGTGTCAGCACGTGCTTTCTGGTGAAATATCCGAAATACAGAGAGGTGTTTGCCGCATGTTTCCGTGACCGCATTGTTCATCACTTCCTTTACTTGTTGCTAAATCCGCTGTTTGAAGCCCGCTTTGTGGCACAGGGCAATGTGTCGTTTAATTGTCGTAAGGGATTTGGTACGCTTGCAGCACAACGGGCAGCATTCGATGCCATCCGCCATTCCACTGACAACTATCGCGTAAAGGCTTGGACGTATCGGGGCGACCTTGTGTCGTTCTTCATGTCCATAGACAAGCGTATACTTTGGGCGAAATTAGAGCCGTTCATACGCGAGACATATAAGGGCAAGTATATGAGCATATTGCTGAACATTACGCGCATCGTGGTATTTCATTGTCCCGAAAAGCTGTGCGTTTTCAATACCGACACGGCGGAATGGGCGAAGCATGTGGAGAAACACAAGTCGCTGTTCGGCAATGATGACTATCACGGCATGCCTATCGGCAATCTCACCACTCAGATATTCGCCAACTTCCTTATGTCTTACTTTGATGATTACGTTATCACATGGATGCAGACGCACGGCAAGCCCGCATATTACGTCCGCTTTGTTGACGATTTCGTCGTTGTATGTCAAGACAGGACGCTACTCAAGCAGATGGTGAAAGACCTCCGTCGCTATCTGCAAGCTGAACTTCAGATCCGGCTTCATACCAACAAGTTCCACTTTCAGCCGGCATCCCACGGAATGATGTTCGTGGGAGCGTATCTGAAGAACTATCGCATGTATCTCTCCAACCGTACTTTTGCCCGATTCCAAGAGCGCGTACATGGCTTTAACGCCATGCTTGAAAACAAGCAGACCGTCACTTACGCCGACATTCGCCGCATAGAGCAAGTGATAAATTCATACCTCGGATTCTGCAAGGGCAAGCGCACATACGCACGTCGCAAGCAGCTATTGCTGATGTTCGGACATACGTTCTATCAGTATCTTTACGTTGACGGGCATTACGAGAGAGTGAAAATCAAACCCAAAGCAAAACCTCAATACTTAGCAGCATGAACATCAGAGAAACGAAAAACGAGGCTATGACATCCGAGCCTATCCCCATTGTCCGATCTTACGCAGGGCAGAAGGAAATCATAACCCTAAACCTTAACGTAGAAAAGACCGACAACGATGAATATCAGTGTGTCACGCTGTCCTTATCGCACGAAGGAAGGATGTCGGCAGCCGACCTGATAAAAGCCATAGCGAAAAAAGGAATGTTTGCCCATATTGACGCTACCTTCCTCAAGCGCCTTGTCAGCCTTTTCGCCATACCCGACTATGACACGCTTGCAGCAATCCTTGTCAGCGGCAAATACACCTACCCCGAAGAACTCTCCTGCCACCGCAAGGCACTATTGGGCAACATGCAACCGCTGAAAGAGCTTAACGCTTACGTAGAGCAATGCAAGAGTCTTGCAGCACAATGCTTCGACAACTTAATCATTAAATAACACGCAATATGGCTAACCCTAATCCCAACATGACCGTGGTGACACCCAAAGACTACTGGCTTTCGCCTAACGCGCTCCACATCGAGCGAAACGCATTGGGCTATCCTGACTACATTCAGGCTTCATGCGTAAGCGGAGCGCAGATCCTCGTCTACATCAAGGGCATCATCAGCTACGACGCGGGACACAACTACCGCCGATGGCCGCTGCAAGCCTCGCCCACGGTGTTCAACACCCATACCGAAAAATACGTATATGTGGCTGTGCCGCGTGACTCCACGCTGTCCACAGCCATTGTCGTTTATCCCTCCGAGCTTCTTGACATCTACGGCAAGAACGAGCAACAGCAGCAGGTGGGTTCGGAGAAGTATTACTACATCTTCCTGCAAGGCATACTCTCTTCTTCGGGCGACAACGGCACGGTGCAGCGCGACTGGCTTGAGGGCCATACCTTCCTTACGGGCTATCTTTCCTCCGACGAAGCCATCAACGCCGGACCGGACGAAGCCGAATGGTTCCAGTACAGTACGGTGGACGAGATAGTGACGTTCCTCAAGGACCTCACGATGAAAGCCGGAACGAAGTTTCGTGAATTGTTCGCTAAGGCGGTCACCATCGTGTCGGGAGGATATATCACGTTCGAGGGCAAGACGGGTTCGGTGTCGGGCATCGCCAACGCCGACACGCCCCTTGAGTCGGAAGCAGATATCGTCACGCCGAAGTATATGGACAGCAAGGCTCTCTCGAAGAGTCATAACGACAAGACCGACTTCGACATCGAACTGAAGAATCTTCGCGCCAATGGCACTGTTGACGTGTTCGGCAATCTTACGGCACACAACGCCATCACCGTAGGCACGTACAACAAGGGCGTGGAAGGAGCGCACATCGACTTCTATGGCAATGCCGAGTTTGAGAGCATCGTGGGACGTTCGTTCCTTGAGGTGCCCGAACTGCGCTATAACCGCACCACCATTACCGTGGGCAACAAGTGGCAGACTAAGGGAGCCGGCATCATCGAACGTGCATGGGCTGGCGACAATGCCGACAACGCCGATCTGAAAGCTGAGTTGTCGCTTACCTCTCTCGAAGGCGTGGCGAAGCTCAAGCTGGAGGACGGCGAGGTGGGAGCCATCGCTCTTAACGACAAATGTCAGGGCGTGTTTCATTTCCTCGGAAAGAAGAACGACCCTTCTACGGCTGACTCGAAAGACGGCAACTTCCACTTTGCCGGATTCACCACCGTGTATTTCCTCGTCAAGGAGATCTATACTGCCAAGACCCTGCCCGCATCCGTAAAGGCACAGCTTGCCGACGGCGAGACCGTCAGCGAAAACCAGTATTTCCGTTACGAGCTGCGTGCTGCTACGTGTGCGGACCTCCCTGCCGAAGACCGCAACCGATGGACCGACACGTTGCATCCGCAGCCCACGATGAACTTCGCCGCATACGCCAACGCCACTGATGCTGACCGTCAGTCGTCACGCCTTACCACCACCACTTACCAGCTCAATCTTGCCGGAATGACGGGGTGGACCTACACGCAGGACAACATCATGCTTATCATCGGATGGCTCGACGGATTCTCCTTCCTCCAGCGCATCTGGGACAAGGACAAGAAGGAGTTTGTGGAAGCCACAAAGGAGTTGCACGGCGAAGGCATTGCCACGGGCAACATCTATATGTGGGGCAAGATAGACCAATTCGACCGTGTGCCGTCGCTCGTATCGCAGCAGCTCTACTTCCGCTCGTCGCCCTCTCTTGCCGAAAAGCCCGGCGGCATCACCGTGGATGCCACACACACCCATCCCTCGCTCGACGGATGGCAGAAAGAGCCTATCACGCCGTCATCCACCGACCGCTTTGTGTGGCAGCAGTGGCTCTATGCGTACAGCGACGGCACGTACACCGCCGGAGAAGTGACGTTCCTTGCTTCAGACCCCACGGCGTTCACGCTCGTGCTCGACAAGAACATCATCAGCGTGGCAGTGTCCGACTGGTACGACGCAAGCAATCCGGACGACATCGAGTTTGACGTATCGGCGCAGATGCTCTCCGGAGTGACACCAGTAGTGATAGACGACGGCACGGCTGTATACGGCAAGGACAGTTCGGGCAGTGTCACGATGGAATATCTGCCCACGCTCGCCGAAGACGGCAAGACCATCTATTTCCACATACATCTGAAGGGTTTCGTGGGAGTCAGCGTAGACGGCGTAACGCCGGAAGACGCATTCCTTACGTTCACGGCGCAGACCGAATACGGATCTGCCACCGCCACTGCCACCATCGCCCAGAACCGTGAAGGCGAGGACGGACAGGACGGCTCGCCAGGCAAGGATGCCGTCAGCTTCGCCGTGTCGCAGACCGCCATCGTGGCGCAGCCGTCAGCCGAAAAGCAGATATTCTCCGTCTACGTGAAAGGCACGCGTGGCAACACGCCGATGAAGTATCACGACGAGTTCTCATGCTCCACTCTCTCCGACATGGGTAAAGAAATTGCACCAGGGCTGGCATGGAGCTTCAAGGTGTCTGACGACGGCTACGACTTTCAGTATCTCTTGGCACTCGCCCCTAACGCAGCCGTAACGGTGGACATCCCCTTCCTTATCACCGAGCACACCACGCAGCGCAAGTATCAGTACACCATATCCTTCGCCACCGTCTCTGACGGCGACAACGGCATACCGGGAATGATAGTCCGCAAGTCGGAATGGCAGTCGGGCGTTACCTATCACAACGACGAAGACCTGAATGTCACGCTGCGCTATCTCGACGTAGTGACCGTCACAGCCGCCGACGGCAGTTATGACGTTTATCAGTGTCGCAAGACGCACACCGCCACCTCCGCCAACGCACCCTCCGCAGCCACGTCAGAACTATGGGAACCCGTCAACAAGTTCACCACACCCATCTACACACCCCTAATCATCGCCGACAACGCCGTCCTACGCTTCGGTCAGACCAACCGCTTCCTTATCATGGACACCACGGGCAAGAAGATACAGGGATGCCTCACGGGAGTGGACGACCCTACAAAACCAATGGCATGGTTCGGAGGCGAGACGGCAAGCGCAGCAAACTTCTCTTTGGGATATGACGGTACGATAAAGGCCCTACGAGGGATATTCGGAGGAGTGATGAAGAAAAGCAAGACAGTGGTAACGCCGGAAAACTTTCTTTATTATTTCCAGCGGGTAAATGACGGTCTTATTTATTACAATATGAAATGGGACAGACTGAGCATGTTCTTTGAACTGAAGGGCGATTTCAGTAAGTTCATGGATGATGGTAGTGTTGCTATATTAATAGTGTTTCCTGGTATCAGACCAGAAGGGTCTTACAGCATCGAGGAAATAGAGGAAGCGAGAAGCTTTGTTGGAGCTTCAGTGTGCATCTGCAATTCCAGCAGCACCGACTTCGGAATTACGGGCGATACGGGCCATCTTTATGACGGCAAGCTTACCTTTGTTTCTTCTCCTCTCTTTTCAGGCAACATTATCTACCTGACATGCGTAGCAGCTCAGGGAGACAATGCCGCAGAAACGATAGGATGGACCTTTGTAGACTGTCATCAAC